TTACCTCATGGCGTTTATTCTTTCTTGAATATCTTGAGGTGCTTCAATATATTCTTCTGCGCTTGTATTTTGACCGATAAGGGCATTTTCTTTAATTTGTAGTGTATTTATATCTCTTTGGAATTTTTGCTCGATTTGAGCCTTATACGAATTTGCATTCGTCTTTTCGATAAGTGATTTGATATTGTCTGGCATACGATTTATTTCATTCGCACGCTTAACAACTGTTTCGTAAGTTCTTAGAAAATTTGATTGTATTACTGTTTCAATCGTCTGATAATCTGATGTCGCCCAGTTTTTAAGGTTATCTGGCATACCAACCGCTTGCCTGACAAGTGGCGGTAGCTTATTAAATTCTTCAACCGCCCCATAAGTACCATTCCGTAACGCTTTACTGACTAATCCCCAAGCTGCCATTCCGTCAAGTTCCTGTGGCTGCGATATAGTCTGTATCTTACTCATTATCTGCCCTACATCTGGTGCAAAACCGCTAGTATTAGTTGCAATACAAGCTCTTAATGCCTGTAAAACTAATTCTTCTGGATATTCAGCAAGCATTATATACCAAGCATTAAGAGTAATCTCTTTATCTGGCGGATTGTAGTTAGGATAATAAGCTTGTATCGTCATTAGAAGTTTTCCGACCTGCTCCCTTGTCATTTCATTGCCTCCATCCATTCATCAAATACATTTTTCTTGCCCTGCTTATTAGAATTATCTTCTTTCAGCTCAAACAATCCTTGCCAACAATGGTCTACTGACTGATTAAGAATTTTAACAGCCAAATCATTATCGCCCTTTGAAAGTCTCTCGATAGTATTCATAGCCCTATGCAATGCCTTGTCGGTGCATATAGGCTTCTTAATTCTCTTGCGCATTGTCACATATTCGTTAAATGCTTCATCAAGCAATTCATCATTGGGATAATAGTTTTTCTTTTTGGATATTGATTTATCAATATCTTTTTCTATATTCTTGTCTTTTTTAATTTCTTCCGTTCTTTCATTCTTACTTTCTTTTAATATAGAGTTTGTTAATAGAATGTTATCTGTTTGTTGATTGTTTGTTAAGTTGCTTGTTATTTGTTTGTTATCTTGCTTGTTATCCGTTTGATACAAATTGTAGTTAACCACAGTAAATATCGTGAATTTGTTTGTTGCTTTGCTTGTTATTTCGCCTGTTAATTGTAAGTGTTTTAGCGAGGTACGAATTTCCATTACAGACAAATTAGTTTCTTTTGATAATTCAGATATTGAAGAGGGGAAAGACCCTCTTTCAATTATCTTGCCTTTATAATTTCCATCTTTCCAATAGGCACTTATCAACATATACATAAAAAGTCTGAATGTATTAATATCGCTCCACCATTCCCACTTTAAAATCTTTCTGTCAATTTTAATAAAATTGCCTGCCATAATTACCTCTTCAAGTTCTGTTACATTGTTACTTTACTAAATCGTTAATATTAACCCTAAATCCGTCAAACTCCTTGTCCTTGCTTCTGTTGTAAGTGGCTGTATCAAAGAACATCAAGTTACCCTCTCTATCCGTTGCCATACTCACACCATTCCTTGTAAGACTACCTTTGAGTAGGTCAAGTAAAATCTGTATTTCCTGCTTTGTTTCGTCTTTCATACTGTATCTCCTTGGTTGATATTTAAGTTTTTAAACATAGCACACATAACATCTACAACTATGCTGTTTCCAAACTGCTTGTATAACTGTGTATTACTGTTGACTGCTGCCATTTTGTCAATATCTTCATCAGATACACCCATCAGCCGTCCGCATTCTCTAGGTATTAGCTTTCGTATTCTTCCATAAACTTTTATAAGACAATCAGAACCATCTTTGTAATATCTGGCTGTTATTGTAGGTGATATGTTATCAACATCTTTAATCACTGCATGAAAACCATTTCCTTTCTCTTTCTGCTTTTTTGCATGTTCTGCAAATCCTTTCAATGCCTTATTACTTATATAGAATTTTTCATCAACTACCTCTTCTTGATAATCACGTATTCTTTTTGTAAGTTGTATAGGTTTTGGAAAGTCGTATGAATAATTACCCAGGAATGAAAACATAAAGCACCTGTTTCTGTTCTGTGCTACTCCATAATTCTTAGCGTCCAAGTCTTGCCAATAATTCACATATCCCAAACCTTCAAGAAAATCTAACCATTTCCTAAAGTCAGGCATATTATCCTGGCTATGTACTTGTGGTACATTCTCCATGAATAAAATCTGTGGTAATTCTCCGTTACTATCTCTGATTTCTGTTAGTATTCTCTCAACTTCCCACAGTAGACCGCTTCTTGTACCACTACCCTTAGACATTCCGGCTTGTTTTCCGGCAACTGATAAATCCGCACAAGGGAACGAGTAAGTAAGTAAGTAAGTGAATGTATTTGTGTCACAGATACTCAAATATTCTGCATGAACTTTTGTTATATCCATAGTTGGAAAGTTCGTTCCATGTACTGCGTTATAGCTCGCAATAGCATACTTATCAAACTCCACAACTCTGTAATGCTCAAATTTAGCACCTATTCTCTTTAGTGCCATTGCCTGACTTCCGTAACCTGCGAACAACTCAATAAGTCGAATTGGCTTTGTGATGCTGATAGGTTCTCGCAAGTAGTCAAATAGGTTCATCTGTGTCATTCCGCACCTCCGATAAAATCCTCAATATTCATTTGCGGGTCTTTCGGAAATACAAGCATTTCATTTTTAGCACGCTCGTAAAAGTTCCTGTCAATCTCAAATCCGTATGCACTTCTGCCTAATTCGTTTGCGGCTCTAAGCGTGCTACCACTTCCACAGCAAGGGTCAATTACTACATCCCCCTCGTCTGTAAAAATCTCAATCAGCTTTTTAAGGACTGCTACAGGCTTTTGTGCGGGGTGTATCTTGGGTATATCTTTACTGTCTTTATCCCAGGTAAACCAGTTGAATACCATATGTCCTGTACCTCTGATATTCTTTCCGTTTTCATCAACCTGTAAGCCATTTCTGAACTTAGGGAGTTTATCTCGGTACAATACAAGCGCATATTCCGTAGCACCTACAATACGCATATTAGCTTTAAGCACCTGTGGACTGTAATTCTTACAAAACACAAGCGGTATATAGTGCACAAATCCGTGTTTATTCGCCGCCGCAATAAGTGTCTGCAACTGTTCAAATGCACAAAATACAATCATACAAGGGCTATTGCTACTTCTGCCCCTAGCAACATTCTTTTTGTCCTCTTTCTTCAACATCTTTGAACAGAAATGGAAGTATTCATACAGATTAAAGTTAAAGTCAGAGTTAAATGCCGCCTTTTTAGCAAGCTTACTTTCTCCATTCTTATTGTCGCCGCCGTTGTACCACATAGGGTTACTGCCATAAAAGTTAGTGCCAACATTATATGGAACATCAGCGATAATAAGCTGTGCTGGAGGTATTGCATATTTCTTGTAATTCTGCATAGAATCACGATAAATCTCACATTTAATTTTCTTTTTATACATTTTCATCACTAAAAGGAAACCTCGGTTTTATGTCGCGACAACCTATTCCTTTCTTTGATTTTTTATTTATTGTTATACCTTTTTCTTAATGCGTTCTGTACCTTATTCATTCCCTTAATGTCACCGACAATAAAAGCTATTTCTGCTCTATTTTCTGTCGCTTTTGTTTCCGCTTCCATATCGTGCAGTCCGTACTCTATCTGAATAATTTCATTTGCAGTAATTCTTTTTAAGATTTCTTCACATTTCTTCTTACTTAAAATCTTCATTCTGTTTTGCTCCTTTCAACTTTTCTGCCAGCATTTTAAGTTCTACATCATCACAATTTACTTTCATATAGCATGTATCTCTTCGCTTTTTAAGTTCTTCAATGCAATCATCAATAGCCTTGTTGTAGCCCAACTTAAACATATTTACATCTTCGATAGTGAGATTTTCAAATGAATCAACCATTGTCTTAGCGACTACGTTCACGAGCTTCTTGACATAATCCTGAACTTCAATATCAGTAGTTTCAATCTTCATCGTTACCACCCACTTTCGTACAATCACTTTTAAGCATATCTGCCATGATTAACTCGTAGATAATATCAAGGTAAGTTCTGTTGTCTCTGTATCTGCAATTAGCGTCTTTGTGGATTCTTGGGTCATTATCATCCCAGTCATTAACTCCAAAATACACATTGCTTACAAGAAGCATTTTTACGCCATTGGCAATGCAAAGATAATAACAACCATGCTTACCATATTCGCCCTTGCATTTTTTGAAGCCGAACTTCTCAAACTCTTTAGCTTTAACTGTTGGTATCAGCATTACTTTCACCCGCTTTCAAAAAAGGAACACCTCTTAAATGCTCGTCAAGGTCTAATTCTGTTCCGTCAATATTGCCATTCAGCTTGTTTTGGCAATGGCATAATAATACTTCAAGGTCGCAAATTCTTCCTACCCTATATTCATCTCTTATAAAGTCAAGAACTCTGTTTACGCTTTCTATTCTGTATATTGCCATAAGTTCTGCATAATTATTAAAGTGTTTATTGGCAAGTTCTTTATATTCTTCGCCCTTTTTATACTCATCATTCGCTTTAGATAAATATTCTTCTACACTCGTCATTCGCTTTCACCTACTTTCAATAAATCCATAAACTTCTCATACTGCTTCTGTGATACCTTATTGTTAGCCTTATCCGCTCTGATTTCGATTTTAAGGTGCTTTTCTGCGATATTGGATAATTCCCTTGCAAGGTTCTTTCTGCCCTGCTGTATGCCGTCACGGTAACCTTTAGAGGGCTTAAACTCATTTATCTTTTCTTTGCCCTCTCCTTGACCGCCTGCTGTCTTGTTGTATCTGCATTGATAACCTTTTTTGGTGTACTCCAAAATCCAGTACTGTTCCCATTTGTCTAGCTCGGATTCGGGATAGTTGATAAAATTAAGTTTCCACCCATAAGGGTTATTATCACTATAAAAGCCCCTTTTTTTAAGAGACAGGTCTATGTGTTGATACCCTACAAGATGTCCGCACATTCTTTGGCATATATGCACTGCCTGCCCTATGTAAAAGTACGAAATATTGTTTTCGTCAGTTCTTGTCAAAAAGTATATTCCGCTCCTGTCATTCAGCTTTGGATTTATCTTTAGAAGTCGCTTTCGATTCTCTGATTCTATGGCTTTCGCCTGTCTTAACTTCTTGTAATCCATAATTACACCTCTTAATTAAATGGTAATCCCTCGTCAGCTACACCATCTGGAATAGTCATAAAGCTGTCATTACTGCTGTTACCGCCCATAATTCCATTACTGTTATTGCTCTGCTGATTAGTACGGCTTTCGCAGAACTCGTGTCTTTCAACAACGCAATCATTAGTGTAGATTTTTCGTCCATCCTTGTTAGTGTAGTTGCCTGTCTGCCATCTGCCCTCAACAATAATCTTAGTGCCTTGGTGAAGATACTTCTCTGCAAACTCTCCATTCTTGCCAAATGCAATACAACTGATAAAGTCTGCTGATTGTTCATCCTCTTTCTTAAAAGCCCTGTCAACAGCTAATGTGTATCTTGCAACTGCCATACTTCCGTTTGCTGTCTGTGAATACCTAACCTCTGGTTCTCTTGTCAATCTTCCACATAAAATTACACGATTCATTTCTTTTCCTCCTTACTTTCCTTTTACAGGCAAAAACAAATTTATAATAAATACCACAAATAAAATTATCTTAAATGCTATGTTAATACCTAATATACAAGCTATCCATGATATAACAAAGCTTTCTACCAAAGAGATAACTAACTCAATAAGTATAAATAATAAAATTGATAAAATATAATTCATTACTTTTCCTCGCTTTCCATCAGCTCTGGATTATCAAAAATGTTGCCGATAACTTTCCATTCATCTTTACATTGCAAATAAAACAAAGGTGTCATTTTATGCCTCATAGAAATAGTTCCGTCTATCCATAAAACATAATCATTTTTTATAATTCCAATACCATCTTTATCTTCTGAATTATAATAATTACAGATATCATTCTCCCAAATCTGTTTCCCATTTTCGTCTTTTAAGCCTGTACAACGGCAGATTGTGTTCGGGTCTATCTCGTAGAAATTTATGCCAGTAACAGCCCAATCATCACAAGCAGTTCCATTGTATTTCTCAATGACAAAACTACCTACAAACACTCTCCCATTTTCAAATCCATCATCAAACAAGTAACCCTGCACCCATTGTTCGTCTTTTGGTAATTCCTGCCAGTTTTTCCTTTTTGCTTTAAATAAGTATCTATCTTCCATACTCTCTCCTATTCCGCTTCTGATTGAAGTTCTTTTATCCATCCATCATAATCCCATGAACTTCCACATATAGTGTCGCTTGTTACGGTTGCTAGATAATCGGCTAACTCTTCATCACTCATATTTCTAATCCTGTCAGCGTTAGTCATTCTGCTGTCACATCTGCAACAAGGCTCGTTATCTCTTGAATTACTGTTGTGCTGGCAGTTGCAGTCGTGTGTCTTTTCCTTTGTAGCTAAGTCAAGGTAATATTTCAAATCTTTTATCAAACTGATAGTTCCGTAGAGCTGCTTTTCCTCAAGCATTTTAACAACTTCTGATATTCTTCTATCAAAATCACGCTTGTTTACGCTTTCAAGAAATTTATCCATTTTCTCCACCTCTCAATTCTTTCAGTTTTGCTTCTGCTTCGGATTTTGTGAGGAATACTGAAATCCCCAAGTATCCGCTATGACTTTTAAGAGAGTTATCGTCGTATCGAACAACTAACAAAGGCTTTCTGCTTATATGATATGTTTCTTCTAACACAAAACCCTTTCGTACCTCAAAATCCACAATACAGTACGCTTCAGGCGGTATCTTGATTAGCTTCCTTCGTTGTTCTAAGTCCTCATAATCTTTCAACTTAAAGTATGCTTTCAGCCAATATTCGGCATTATCATCTAGTGTTGGTATTTCTTTATCACTGTTTGTTAATCTCTCCATTTCTACCCCTTTCTGCCAACGTGTAATAGCCAGCTTATAAAATGCAATATAAAGAATAATGGGTCTAGTACAAACACAATTGCAAATACCAAGACACAAGCAAAAATGTTAAGGTCTGTACATTTATATATCTGCCTTGGAGTAACTGCAACATTGTCATAGTCCTTAATTGTTGTGAAAAACATAGTGATAATAAATATGATATAAAAAGCTAATATCAGCATTTCCTCTCCTTTCTGCCTTTAATCGTCCTTTTCTTCAAAATCTTCGCAACTATCATCATACATAGTCGCTATTCCGTAATTGTCGCTATCGGTATTACTACAATAAAATTCTTTTTCTGTTGTAGAATACTTGTTATATTTGCATTCTCCGCAAATTTCTCTAGCCATATAATCTCCTTTCTAAAAGGGACACGCATTTTAATAACCGCCTGCCTCTTTCATAACTCGTTTAAACTCCTTGTCAGAAATGCCGTATATCTCGATATATTCGTATTCAGGCGCAAACAACACAAGTATGTCATCTTTATCATAAATAGGCATTCGGAAATCTGGCATAATTGACGGCGTATCAAACATTTGTATTCCACTTTCAAAATGCGCCTTTAGAAATTCAATTAGCTTTTCTATTCTCAAAACGGACATTCATCTCCTTTCCTTAAAACCCATTCCTTGCCCGGCTCTGCAACATCTACATTCGCCCCACAAGCAACTTTTTTCATCTTCTCAATAAAACTATCCTTATCAGCATTTTCACTTGATAAATGGCACATTATGACATTTTGCAAGCTGTCTGAATCGTTAGCCTTAACAAAATCGCAAGCGGTATCAATGGATAAATGACCTCTGAAAACGTGATTAGCTTTCGGATTGTCGGTATCGACTAAATCCTTGTCATAATTCACACCTAACAGAATGTGGTTTATGTCTTTGAAACGCCACTTAATCAGCTCTGTGTCGGTTATGTAAAGCAATTTACCCATTTCTTTGTGAGTAATCAGAAAGCCGAATGTCGGGCAAGGTGTTCCGTCTGCGTCAGTATGTGTCCACCTACCATCTACTGTAGTTAGGTCAAAAGGTCTAATTTTGAAATCACCAAAATGCACCACATCAAGAAAAATATCAAGTGCCGGATTAAATACACGAATACCCATATTTCTAATATCAGCTACCGACTTGCTGTGGTCAAGGTGTTTATGGGTGCATAACACACCCACAATACCTTTAATGTTCCAATCTAAGCCTTTTTTAATCTCCTTAACACTTATTCCACAATCAAGAATAAGTGTTTCTCCACTGTCGGAAGTTAAGGTGTAGCAATTCCCTGTACTTCCTGTTGCAATACATTTAAGTTTCATAAGCACCCTCCACAGCAACCATAAGGCACATTAGCGTTGAATATTTCGTCTATTTCCTCTGCATATTTCTTAAAGCAGTCAGGTATCTCATTAAAATCTATCTGCCATTCTCTGTCTGTAACATTGCTGTTCCAATTATTGTCAAATGAACAACTACCGCCGCTTTCCCAAAACTTAGGATAATCAACTGTACTATCTACATACCTATTGCCAAATCTGATTGTTCTTCCGTCAATTTCAAGCGTTAAAATACCACTGCAAAGATTGGGATACTTACCTGTGTATGATATAAATTTAACGTGTTCAGAATCAGTATTTTTATTAATTATCATACTTCCGCCTCCTCATCTTTCGGGAACTGGAAAACATTCATTTCACGATATAATTGGTTATATTTAACCAATTCTTCATAAGTTAATGATTTTTCCATATGTTCTGTAGCCCCACTTGCTAAGACTTTGAAAACTTCAAGCCGTTCATACTGTTCTCTTAACATTTCCATAGCCTTATAAGCTTTTTCCATGGAACTATATTCGCCCAATACCATTTCTTTGTCATATCCCTCACACCTAGCCAATACAGTTTCCATAGCATGAAATATTAGTGCTTTCTCATAAGGCAAATCAGCATTGCCATTTTGACTAATTATTCTCATGCTTATTGTCTCCTTTGGCTATTTCTAATATATCTGTAAGAGCAATAGTCCTATTAACAATATCCTTTCCTAGTCTTTCAACAAGTGTCGAATAAATGCAGCCAAATTCAGCCAACACTCCTTTTGCGTCTCCCTTTAAAATTACTTTCCTTTTTTCGCTTTTAATCATGTTACATTCTCCTTTCTATTCTGCCTGCATAAATGGTGGCAATGTGCTGTCTGTTTGTTCTTCTGTTGTTTCTGTGGTAGTATCTTCAACCACAACATCACCAACGACATCACCCTCAACAAAATCTACGCTGTTAGCGTTCTGCTCAATATTGTAATCAACATCAGCCTGCATACGCTCATCATAACTAGGCAACTCTTCCTCATTATCGTAATTTCCGTCATAGAACGAACCATAAGTATTGTTAATCTGCTTTAACAGCCTGTTCTTAACAGTTTTCATAGCCATCTGGTCTGTGAATTTCTGATGTGTGCCGTTTCCGTTCTCTTTATAACCAAATCCCTGTTTCCAAGCCTGCTTAATCTGCTTGATATTCATAACCTCTGTGAGAATACTTCCGTCATCCATAGTGGCTATTGCGTAAGCACCCTTAACCTTATCGTTGTCGATGTTTTCAAAATCTTGTTTGTGAGTGACAATGTGCTTCTTGCCATTAACAATCTCATATTCAAATGTATCGCCATCATAGATAACTTCTGCTGTTATATCTTTAAGTCCGTATCTCCTAGCAATACAAGTATTTCCGTACACTGATTTCTGGCACTGTAACTTACCGCCATAAGCAACCGGATAGCACTGTTTCTTCTGCATTGACAAACCACTTGTAACCATTTCCACAAGTGCATTTTCGATACTTGCCCTTGTGCAGCTCTTTAATACTGGCTGCTTGTTATTATCTACTGTGTCCTGTAAAATCAGCATTGCCGACATAAATTCATTCGTATAATTATAATCTTTAGGAAATGTAAGTCCGAATTTCTCTTTCTCTCTGACTTTCATTACCATTCCTTCTGTAAAATCCTTAGCGACAAGCTCTCTCTTTTCACTTTCTGCTACTGCTGTTGTTTCTGCCATAATTAGTTTTCCTCCACTTCTTTAAATTCGCCATCTACTAATTCGTAGAATATATCTTCCTTGATACGCTCTCCGTCAACGTATTCGGTCTTAACGCATTTAGGAACCCAAATGCAGAAGCCTTTTTCATCTTTATCACCCGTTCTTACCCATTCAGCAAGTGTTATCCAGCTACCTTTTTTAGCTTTTGCCTGCGGCTGATAGCCTGCTGCCATAACAACTGAATGTTTACCCTTAGATGTTATCCGTGCGTAATCTCCACTTGAACCTATCCGTGCGTAATATCCGCTTGAACCTATCTGTGCGTAATCTCCACTTGAACCTATCTGTGCGTAATCTCCACTTGAACCTATCTTTGCGGTATCTCCACTTGAACCTATCTGTGCGTAATATCCACTTGAACCTATCTTTGCGGTATCTCCACTTGAACCTATCCGTGCGTAATATCCGCTTGAACCTATCTGTGCGTAATCTCCACTTGAACCTATCTTTGCGTAATATCCGCTTGAACCTATCTGTGCGGTATCTCCGCTTGAACCTATCTTTGCGTAATTATTGCCATTGTCATTTTCTATGCCATCTTCAATTTCCTCAATCTTCGTTTTCTCCAGAGTAAAATCTACGCAGGCCTTAATAAAACCTTTTAAGCCCAACTTGGCTTTAATGTGAAGCTTATTAGTTGCACATTTGTTTTCTCTTTTAAAAACTTTTCCCAGCGGCTCAACTTCTGCAAATTCTGAAATCTCGCCATTCTCGTTTACAAGAGGGTAATAGTCCAGTACATCAAATGGATTTTCACAGTAGTGCATTACACCAGCTTCGCATATCTCATTTCCATTTTCTTCATATGTTGTGTTCTCTTCGTACTGCTTACCTTTGCAAGTAAAATCTGGGTTAAATGCTTTATATGCCATAATTATTCCTCGCTTTCTTCATACATAATCATTATGCCTGTTACGCTACCAGAAGTCCGTTTGTTTGCGATGGTTTCCATAATATCCCAAATATCATCATTATCTACGCCAATAGTAACTTTCTCCATTGCTGATACAAACTGTTTGATAACTTCTGCTTCTTCATCGCTTACTGTAAGTACATATGTGTCTCCGCCCTGCATATTATCCCTCCACAATCTCTAATTTCTCGCTATCATTGACAATCAGCATAATCAACTGACTATCGACCATATCAGCAACTTTCTTCTGATTAGTGCTGTCAAGGCTCTCGCTATCGTCTAAGACAATAGGCACTGACATACCACTAATCTTCTGAATAGAATTGCAAATATCAACTCTGCCAAGAATCCTGTTGCCCTTATTGCTCATAGTTGTAAGAATTGACTTTCCATTAACTGTAGGTATACAAACTGACTTGTAACCACCAGACTTATTCAGTTCAAACAGCTTCCACTTAACAAGCGAAAAATGGCTGTTAATACTGTCAGACAATGTTTCATTCTTTGCCTTATCCAGTTCATCAAGCAAATCAAGGGTTTTTTCAGCATTAGCCTTATTCTGTTCCTGTGTACGCTGTTCTGCCCTCAATTCTTCAAGTCGCTGTTCGTCTTTCTCTGTGTTGCTTTCAGCTATCTTCTGTTCAACTTCTGCTAACTGCTGCCTTAAATCATTTTCCTGTGCCTTTAATTCAGCCTTAACCGCTGAAACATCATTAGCCTTGTGCATAGCCTGTTCTTTTTCAGCTATCTGCTTTTCAAGCGCCTTGTATTCCTCTGTGGCTGTCACATCAATTTCCTGCGGAAGTTCGGATAACTGCTTTTCAAGGTCTGCAATGGCAGTATTCAGCATTTCAAGGCTTTCCTTGTGCTTTGGCAACCCTGCTTTAAGGCTTTCAAGCGTAGTTTTTTCCTTATCAAGTCTTTCCTTGTACATATTGCCATTGTCAGTAATTGTCTTTAAGTTATCAGCCTTATGCTTTGCAAAATCAGCCTTTAACTGTTCTTTCTTATCTTCCTTATATTCATTACCGCAATAAGGACAGATAAGGCTTGAATCATCAAACTTACGTTCATTTTCTTCTTTCCACTTATCACGCTCTGTCTGTAAGTAAGCCTTAATGCTCTCAATGGTCTTTTCTGAACTGGCAATACAGCTTTCGGTATCGGCAATAGTCTTTTCTGTCTGTTTAACAAGAAACTTCTTGTCGGCAATCTTATCCTCAATATCTCTCCTAACCTTGATATTTTCCTCGTTAGCCTTGCGTGATAAATCTCCCTGTTTGAATTTCAAATCAAGAATATCTGCACTAGCCTTATCGTATTCAGCTAACAGCTTGTCGTTATCAGTCTGTTTTGCCACGCAATCAGCAATCTGTTCTTTAATGCTGTTCTTCTGCAATTCAAGGTCAGATGTATTAATGTCCTGCTTAATCTGAATATCTCTTTCTTTTTCCTTAATCTGTCCATCAAGAATAGGTAAATCTTTAGTAATTTTAGTCTTTGTAGCCTTGTTCATAGCAGTTAGTTCTTCCGTTGTGTATTTCTCTAACAGTGGTGCTAACTCTGCTAATTCAGCCTTAGAACGTGCTATATCAAGGTCTGTTACATTCTCAACAAGACTGAACAGATATTCCCTCATTTCAGCCGGCTTCTGATTTAGAAATGCATTGATGTTGCTGCACATCTTAAACACATTCATATCAATGTCAAGATATGCGTTGAAGTCCTTTAAATTCTTACGAACGTCATTGACAAAGTATGCGTTATCATCCTTGTAACTGCTGCCATCCTTGCTATAAGTACGTTTCTGTACTTTCTTCATAGTTATTTCTTTTCCATCAACATCAAGTGTAAGTTCAACACTTGTATCCATATCATCAACAGATTTTCCGTCAATCTCTCGTCTGACAACCGGATTATCCTTTAACTCATAATCACAGTTAAACAAGCACCACAGATACGCTGTGGCAATAGTTGATTTACCTACGCCATTCTCAGCCATAATCTTTGTTATGTCGTAAAAATCAAATGTTCTGCTTGCGTAACACATAAAATTCTCTAAAACCGCTTTTTTTAAAAATGTTTTCATAAACAATATCCTTTCCTTATTAAATATTCATAACAAATACGCCATCTTCAACTTGGAAGTTATCAATTTCCCTATCCGCATAGGCTGAATACTTAGCTTCTTCAAACGAACCGTTAAATACTGTTCCGTGTTGCGGTGTCCATATCTGGCACATCGCATATTCATCAAGAGCCATACTTGCTAACTCTCTAACTGTAATATCACTACACATCAGCTTCACCCTCCTCTGCATAATCAATCTTGCTCACCGATACTTCATAAGCAGTTCTTGTTTCAACTTCATTGTCGCTTATCTTCTTAGCGTATTCCCTGCTCTGGAATCTACCCTGAATCTGGATATGCTCCCCTGTTTCAAGTCCGCCTACAAATCTTGCATTTCTTCCCCATGCTATACATGGTATGTAATCTGACTTGCTATATGGTCTGTTTACCGCTACTAAGATATCTGCAATCTCTCTGCCCTTTGGAGTACATCTGTATATAGGCGGCTTACAGATATAAGCGTCAAGTATAACCATATTGGTATTATCTTCAAATGGTAATTCTTCTGAATCATGTGTCAGCACTTCAAATTCTCTTGCGAAAACTGTTAAAATCAGCTTGCTCTTCATATTGTCAGTATGCTTATTGAAGCTTCTTATCTGCCCTAAAACCGTGACAGCCTGTCCTACTTTGATTTCTCTAATATCAGTGAGTCTATCTGATATCATCACTGGTAACACATCTTCATTGCCACTTGTTCTTAAACACTTGAGCATAAATATGTAGTATCCCTCGCCGAATACCTCGTGTGAATATTCCGCTTCTTTCTCGACTACTCCTATTAATGTGATATTGTTGTTATTAATTGCATTTTCCATTTCTTTCTCTCCTTATTTTAATATGTAACTTCCTATTGGTACTTTATCCATTCTTTCAATCAGATGGATTTTGCAGCTGAAAGTATAGAACTTTCTGAAATCCTTTTCCCTTATAGCTCTCTGTCTGTTTCTATTCAGTTTTATTATTCTTTTTATGTTACTCATTGGCATTCTCCTTACATCTGTAATACATTGTTGTAATAAATCCTCTCGTTGTGAGACAGTCATAATTCTTCCATGCTGATAGGTCATGATCAGCCGATTTAATGGCTGTTCTGATTGACCTTTCAATAGATGCTGGTGACCTATTTGTAGCCTTGGCAATACTGTTATAAATATTTTCCATTGATGTAAAATTCCCAAATCGTTTAACAGCTTCTATTATGTAGATGTAACCTCTTTTATTGGATAGAATACCCAAGTTGAGCATTTCTTCTCTTATCCTTTCTTCCATAAGCACTCCTTACTTGTAGCAAAAGTACATGTTCTGCACTTTCTTATAAACACCGCTACCTTGTCTGAATTCAGCTTGATACAACACATTGTTGGGTATGTCATATCCGCTTATTAATAATTCTTCTGCTATTCTCCAACACCTTTCTGTTGGTTCTTTATAGAATCCACTGTTTATAAGTTCTGTGCACTGATATTGCCCTGGCTGATAGATAACTTCTTCAATGCTGTTAGGGAAATACTCACTTTGTACCCGATTCAAAACAACAGCTCCTACAAGATATAGCATTTCATCATCGTTGCATGTCGCTCCGCATTCACCCATCAGTAAATGTGCCATAAGCGACAACTCATATTCATCAACACTTATCTCTCCAGTTTCAACCTTATAATCAACATGTGAGTTGTAGCATTCACTTAACACTGCACTCTGCTGATTAATCTTAGCTTGCGGTTGTACTGGTCTTAGAATCAACGCTATAAGGCTGATTCCTGCCAGTGTTGCGGATATGTTAATTATCTTTTCTTTCATATCTTCTCCTACATGTTTGTATCATGTACCACCTCGGCAAGTGCTATTGGCAACAAATAGGTGTCAATGAATTCATGTACATCAGCCAAGTATTTTCTTTTAATACTCTTGTATGTCGCCACGCACCCGAATTCGCGTTTTAACTGCTTGTATATATCAGAATATACTGAACCGCGAATACCACCGTCTTTGTACGCATTGCTGTCCTTTCCGCCAAGTACTTCAATTCCTTTCTTTCTAACATGTTTCTGCACTTCTTCAATCTCACAGCCGTAAAGCGGAGTTTCTTCTTCGATACTGATTATCTTATCTTCAACCTTATCAACTCTCTCTGTGAGTTCTGTGTTGCCCTGTGCCAATAATCTAATCTGTTCAGATGTTGTCAAAGGCTTACTGTAACTTCCTGTTTTTCTGATTGACGGAAGTACTTCTGATGTTACCCAGTCAGTAAATCTCTCTGCACTTTCTTTACGGCTCTGAAAGATTGTCTTGTAAAGATTAGCTTCACTAATAAATGTCATTTTCTGCATTCCACCTTTTGTAAGGGTGTCCGCAGTATGGATACCCTTTTCAGATAACCTCTGCTTAACATTTCCTACATTTGATATTTCCAATGCCTTGCATACATCAGCCAAGCAAAACATAGGTTCATTATCTTTAGTAATAGTTCGGATTTCTCCAAACTCTGAATTGCTAAAAATCTGTAACTCCATAAACATTCCTTTCTAAATAATGTGTGATATATTTGACCTTTTAAGGTGCATTTAAGCGATTCTGCTCATTCCTATCTGCTGTAACTTGTAGAACTTTATATTTATTGATACAATAGAAAGGTGATGGTAGACACTTTCCGAAAGGAGATTGTATGGATACTGTCATAGCATTGTGCGTATCAGTGGTTGGCTCATACTTCTGTGGCGTAGACTTCTGCACCCTGTACGCTCTTATTTCTATATCAATAGAATTAAATAAATATGCTAAAGACAAAACTGCCAATCGGTAGGTAATTCACACTCGATGCAAACAGGACGCCACTCCTGTTTTGAAGAACCAATGAATAATACATTATAAGAGATTTGTAACTATTTGCCGCTACCATCACTTTTCTATTGCATCAATATCAAAAATTCTAATCTGTTTGTACTTTGTGCTATAATCCTCTTATTCTATTGGGAAAAGAGGTGAGATTGTAAAAATCATAACTGGCTTAATCAAGATTAAAAGCTGATTTGCCAACTTCACCCTGATACTCTTTATCTTCCTTGCTTGCAAGTTTCTTCAATGACCGGTTGATTTCTTCAAGCAAGGAATTTCTTTTCTTTTCAATCTGGATTAATTCTTTCAATTCTCTTTCCATTCTTACTTCTTTCCTTCTGTCTTTTCACTCTCTCTTACCATTGCCATTCCCTCGGCAACGCCAAGAATGTAATTTTTCTTGCTATCATCAAGTTTCGGTATTGTATCGGATAACTTCTTGATGATTTCCTTTTCCTTTTCACTCATTCAATTCACTTCCTTTCTGTGATATAATTTCCTTATTAAATAATAAGGAGGTGATTCAAATGTTCGTTAAAATCAAGGTTTCTTGTCCTTGCCATTGCACATACACTGTAAATGAAGACATTAATTCCGATAAAATCATTTGCCCTAACTGCGGAAAAGAATATCCATATTCAGATAAAATGATTGCAATGCTTAAACTTGCAAAAGAAATCCCAGACGGAGATTTCCTTTTAAACGAACACTCTGTTGAGGTTATTTCTCTTTCGGAATACATGAGCAGCCGTCAATAACCAATTTCATATATTCTAAAAAACCTTTAGCAACTGTAGCAGTCAGATTATATTCAGCCACTAAGTTTTTAACTTCTTTTTCTAAATCTGAAGCTTTCTGACTGTTGCAACGCTGATATTCCGCATAAGCCTTGCCTGCATATGTGCTTTCGAGTTCATCAAGTACATATACCTGTCTCATTGTTCTCACTTCCTTTCTATTTGACTTTGTGTGATTATAATATCATACCCAGTAATACCTGTCAACATATTTTAGCAAAAAAGTTTGACATTGTGTGACTTTAATGTTATTGTATATATGCAAGGAGGTGAGAAGTGTGAACGAGCGGATAAAAACCTTGCGAAAAGAATTAAAAATGTCGCAAGATGTATTTGCTGAAAAGCTAGGGCTTACCAAAAACTACATTTCGTTAGTTGAAAACGGCAATAGAAATCTTTCAGAACAATCAATTAAAGTTTTATGTTCTATTCTTAATGTAAATGAAGAATGGCTGCGAACCGGAAACGGAAAAATGTTTAAATCTCGTACAAGAGAGCAAGAGATTGGTGCTTTTGTTAATGAAGTTATGGAATTAAACGATGACAGCTTTGAAAAGAAGCTTGTTGGTGCATTGGCAAGACTTGAACCTAAAGATTGGGAATGTCTGGAAGCTATCGCAAAGAAATTACTAGACGAGAAGTAAAAAAGAGAGGGTTATCCCCTCTCTTTTGTCATGTTACAGATAAATCTATATATTTGATGTAGTATCCATAAATCATCCGTTTTATTGATTAGTTCAATTATCTTCTGTTTATATTCCTCATTCTCCATATATCCCCCTTATTGCACGATTTAACACTGGTAGCGATGGTGTTATTATAGAACATCTGTTCTTGCATGTCAACCTACCCCCAGTAGATTAACAGTTTTCAGCGGTGACACTGCCAACGCCAATCAAACAGTGCCACCTAGCCGAAACTTGAAGATTCTGCCCGAACTCTCTCGGACAATTATTATTATAAATACTGATAATGTAAAAATCAACTTAAAGATATCGCAAGTTTCGACAACATTCGACAAATTATGCATAGTGTGATATGATTAGTAAAATTAAATTTAGGGGGATTTGCTTATGAAAGAGAGAATTGTAAGTATTATGCTTGTTATGTGCTTATTAAGCCTTGTAGCGTGTCAGAATGGTGCTTCTGATAGTAATGCTGAAAGTACCAGTGAAGTCCAGACAGAACAAGAAACATTATTGTCAAGAGACAAGAGTGTATATCCTGATGATATAACTGTTGAAATGCTCAAGCGTACACCTAGCAAGTACATCGACAAAGAGTTTAAATTAACCGGCAATATTGTAGCAGAATTAAAATATGATGGGGAGGTCGAAGATAAAGACGGAAATACGCATACTGGTGAAGAATCCAGTGAATATATTGCTTGCTATTATTTAGCTGTTAATGGTGATAATGACAATATTGTTGTTTTGACATATTATAGAGATGATTTTGATTATAATTTGCTTGTTGGTGATAATGTGACAATGTACGGAACACTTCTTGAAGGCAATGTTGAATTTGAAGGAACTAATGGCACTATAACAACCATTCCTGCTGTTATGGCTGTTATGATAGATTTGAATAATTAAAATATTACCGGGAGCATTGCACTCCCGGTATTTTTATTAAGGTTAGACTAATTCACAATCAGCTACATTGACCGCTGCGAATAATTCTCCGTCATGTACAAGCACAACCCTGTCTCCATTTTTTTCTGATACTGTATACTCATCATACCAAGCCTTAATAGGTGTACCGTCATAATCAGTATCGCCGACAAATCTCACTGTGCTACCCTCTTCAATATCTTCGCTGAATGGGATATCAGTAGGTGTATCATCAGAACTTGCACCGCCGACAAATTCAAGATTAGCAATATTTACTGCGGCTGTGATTGTTGTACCGATACCTATAACAATTCTGTCTCCGTCCTCTTCAATTACATCATATTCATCATAATATGTCGCAAATCTCACGCCGTCATAATCAATGTTATCAAGCACTCTGACTTTCTTGCCGTCACCACGACTTACTGTATCCGTGTTGACGTCATTGTCATTGTCATAAATGCACTTAACAAGGCTGATGTTATCCTCGTCAATAGCAGCAGTAGTTACGCCGTCAACACCGATAACAACTCTTCTGCCACTAGCTGATAAGACACTGTACTTATCATAGTAAGTGCTGAATGGCTCGCCATTATCATACTGGATAGCGTTAGTAACCTTAATTGTATCGCCTTTATGATACTTAGTGTCTACTGGCTCATAGTCTGGTACTGTAATTTCTTCAACGACATGGTCTGTGCAATAATCAGTGTAACAATAGTTCTGGTCTACTGTCTGTCCGTTAATCTGTGTGTCTCTAAGATAATTAACACTTCCGCCAAACTGCCACATATCATAATCAGCAGCGATGTTAGGGTTATTGCTAGAATACTTAGCAACCCACACAGCATAACCAGCTTCTTTTACTCTTGAAATATCTACATAATTGTTAATACAGTTCTCATATGAGTATAAGCCGACATTCTTATATCCTGCATTTCTCATTTCATCAAGGAATGCCATAATAATGTCTGTAAGGTCGTTACCAGTAACCATGCCTGCTTCAACATCATAGAACACTGGATAGCAAAATGATTTGCCTGCTAAAAGCTGTGCGAAATATCGGGCTTCATTTACAGCTTCGTCATTGCTTAATGCGTTACCGAAGAAATATGCTCCCTTGTGGATTCCTGCACTTTCCAACTTGTTATAACTGTTCTCAAACTCTCTATCTTCGTATAAGCCATCATCAGCACCACCTGCCTTGATAATGGCAAAGTCTACACCCTCATTATTCTTTGCACTTTTAAAATCAAAGTCTCCCTGCCACCTTGATGTGTCAATTCCGAATAATTTACTCATAATTTACCTCCTAAATTTAGAAAAATGTGTAACAAAAAAGCACCCCAGTGTTTCCACTAAGGTGCTTGATTGCGAATATTATATTGTTAATGTTATGTGGCACTGCCAACCTTACTAATTGCTCATTCCGCGACTAAACTGCAATAATATTAAATGCACCGGTGCAATTACTAAGGCAGTATCTGAAACTTAACTAAATATAAGTGAGCCTGTAATATAATCACCCTTTTGGAATTCGCTTGTAGCCCATGCTCCTTTATTACCATCTTTTGTATAATATCGAGCAAAAGCATAATTCTGATTTGCAGAGCTATATAACAATGTTGTTCCATAGCCTATCAACTTTGCTCGAACTACACCTGTGGCATCATAAGGAGTATAATTGCTTTCCAATATTTTATTAAAACTAATGCCCATATTTTTAAGAACTGTTTTTACATCATAATAGCCTGTAAAATTATTCTGTGCAGAATCTGGTGTTTCAATTTTTGAAGCAAAGTATAAAATCCCTGTTTTGGTAGATTTATTATAATAGCAATAATTATAGCCATAACCTTCAAGAGTACCATTTATACTTGCAACATTTTTGCAAAAAGAGTTTTTAACGTCAATATTGCTGTTTAATTGTGTAATCTCGTCACGAATATTGCTAATCATGTCATTGTTATTCTTGATACCTGCGTCCATTACATTTAGGTTTGCCGCACTAAGTGGAGTACTTTTATCTGGTAACTGTTTCCAGTTTACACGGCTGTACGAAAGAAATCCTGTTAGGCTCATGATTTACCTCCTTAAAAATAAGAGCGCAGGCTTAAACCCACGCTCTTTGATATTTTATGCTGTTGCTGTTGTGTCTGAATTTGTAATCTGTTGTTCATTCTTTAGCAACTTATTAACTTCTGCTTTGAAATTCTCATAATCAGCATCACATTGTGTCTGATTTGCAAGGTACAATTCCTTGTTAGTAATTGTCTGACTAATTGTCAATGAACCAGTTTCTGGAATAGCCGCATACATTGTCATGGCTGATTGACCATTAATCACTGATGTTCCGCTTAAATTTGTTGTTCTTGTTATACTTAACATATTGTTTTTCCTTTCTACCGCTGTGCGGGTTTATATACCTAATTTTTGCTTAATCCACTCCGACAGTTCAACCCATGCACCGCCAGAACTTATATAATAATATCCATACACATAACAATTTCCCTGATTTAACATTAAAGACTTATCTCTTAATTCAGATATAGTATTTCCGCTTTTATCCAAAATTGCGAAGCCGTCTGCATCCATAAATGATTCATATTCATCTGATGTATAACTTATTTGGTAAGGAGACATTTTAGCATGTCTACTGTTGTAATTCAGTTTAATTGCAGATGTACTCAATGTACTTGTGTTAATGTCTATATCTCCTCCGGTAATATGAGCTGATTTTGCATACAAGCTACCATCATGTCCTACCTTAAACACAGAATTTTCTGGTGTATCAGAACCAGCCCAAAACGCCCAAGCATATCCGCTTTTACTACTTATTCCAACTTGTTCACCCACTAAAGTATAATCATTAATTGTGTATCCGCCTATTGTGCTACCTTTAGCATTTAATTTTTTACATGTGATTGTTCCATCTGCTGAAATAGTGGTATTAGTTGTCGTTAATGTGAACAAGTCGCCGTTAATATTAACAGACTTATTACCACTAATGTTAATTGTTCCACTTGCATTAAGTGTAATGTCGTCTGCTATAGCTTCAATTGCGGATTTAAGTTCCCCTGTCGTTGGGTCTTTCTTAATATAAAGGTCAAGACTTGCTGTTGTAGCATAGCTTTCAAGGCTCTTTTTAGTTGCATAAGTACCAGACACTTCTAACTTAATGCTGTTGCTTTCTGCTGTGATAGCTTGTGTAATAGCATTGTTCATCTGCGTTGTTGTACTGTAATTGTTCTGAACATTAGTTGTAAGAGAAGATAGACTTGTACTTATATTGCTCACATCAATTCTTAATGAAGCGTTCTGATTAAGAAGATATGTTGTTTCTGTAGCACTAATTTCAACCCAATCATGCGTTCCATTAGACTTCCGAATAAATCTCCATGCCCTTTGCTGGTCTTTCCAATATGCAATAGTTCCAACATACTTCTCATACTCGTCTTCTGTGTACTCCCATGTGCTATCACTAGGGTACATATCATCACTTGGATATACTTGTATGCTCCATTCATTAGCTGGGTAATTATCTTTAGTTGGCACATGTGCAATCTCATATATCTTATGATTACCATTGAGCTGATTATCAATATATTGGTATTGATTTGTAACATCAACCTTTAGCCCATTTAGATTCTGCTCAACAGTTGTCAGCTTATTAGATATGCTTGTAACTTCATCCTGGTTAGCTTTTTTCTCAACTACAGTTGTAAGACTTGATATGCTTGATGTGTTAATGTCTGTTGTCTGTTTAATGCTATTAACCGTATTATTCAATGCAGTAACTGTACTACTATCAGCTTTTTTGCTAAGTGTTTCGGACATTTTGGTTATAGTAGAACTATTTTCATCAACAGTCTGTTTAACCTCATTAAATGTCGTAGTATCAACCTTGTTACCCATATCAGTTTCAAGGCTGGTTGTTCGTGTCTTAAGGCTTGATAATTCACTGTCTGTATTAGTTTTCCATGAGCTGATTTCAACATCAAACTTTTTAATGCCGGAAATCTCGCCATTGATGTTAATAATGTCTTGCAATGCCTTAGTAACATCACTATCCTTAATCAGTACCCACTCATATACAGGTGCTTGCTCTGTGCCGGTGTTGGCAAATCTGTATGAGTATCCGTCTGCACTTGAAGCAGGGTTGACAACATAGCATATATCGCCTATATGCTTGTTTTTCGTTGCGTTATCTTTCCAGTTAATAGCTGGCTCATTATTAAGGGTAGGTATTTCTGTCTTAGTAAATGTCTCAATATTGCCGTCAATCTGACCTTGTAATTCTTCTTGTACTTTGTCTAAATATTCTTTAGTAGGTACTTCTTCTGACAGTTTATCCAAAGATAACGAACCTGTTCCAATACGTTTTCCGTTAATTGTGCCTACTGTGATATTATCAGCGTTAAGATTAGTAACTGTAATCTTGCTTGCGTCAATAGTACCTGCTGTCAGCTTGTTAGCGGATAGGCTTTGTACTTTCTCATTAGTTACTGCTCCGTCTTTAATAAGAGAAGTTCCTACTACTTGACCTTTGACATTAGCAAAATCAATTTGTGCATATTTTAAATCTGCTATATCTGCTGTTAATGAATTAGCTTTAAGTTTGATTATCTCTGCATTAGCCGCCTTAAGGCTTTCCACATTAGCATTGATGATATCTGCATATGTTGCATCTAGTTTATTTGTTTTAAGATTATCAATGCTTGCGTTAGTTGCATTAAGATTGGTTATTGTTGCATAGGTAATCTTGGCTGTATCTACATCTAACTTATTAATTAGTGCCTTATTAACGGTTATCAAGTCGGCATAATACCGCTCCATCTGCTTAGTAATAGGTCCAGAAGCAACGCTTGTATTCTCCGTGTCAGATTGACCTATAGATGTAACGGTATCCATTAAGCCGCCGTCACATTCGTGCGTAATCTGCATTATAGGCACTTTGTAATCAACGCCACCCTTGTTGACAGTTATAATGTCACCAACTTCTAGTCGGTAGTCACCGACAAACTTAACTGTAAGCGGTCTAAATGTAAAACCGCCTATCTTTTTATAGACTTCATCAAGAATTGCCTGCGTCATAAATGGGTTAACAAAGCTAAGTCCTGTTGCACCGCTACCACTGGTAATCGTGCTAGTTTCCTTATCGCCGGATTTTGTGTTATTACAAGTCAGTTTTTGTATTATGAAATCCTTAGATGTCGTAAAGGTAACGCCTTGCTGATAATACTTATGTCCGTCAAGTACATATCCGCTATCTTTATACCACCTTAATTCAAGGTTTCCATCAGTATTAATTACCGCATTGCAGCCTTGTAGCATAGCCATATAACCGATAATTTCACGCATTGTATAACCTTGTGGCTTGTCGCTAACAGTGTGTGCTGTAACTATATTTGTTGCTAATGATATGCCTAGCTTACCGCATATTTCAGTGAGGATAGCTTTATCTGTGCTAGGAAATACTAAATCAGACGAATACGGCATGTCAGCCTTATACATTTTGTCGTAGGCTTCGTAACTCGTGTATTCTCCATTGCTTGTCTGCTTACTGACTGTAAATGTTCCTAATTTAATATACTTAATCTCGTTACTAACTTTTACGCCCTCATATATAGTAATCTCTTTATTTTCGAGACTTACTTGTGGCATATAAATAGAAAAGGTAACACTGCTTGCACAAGTGTTACCTATGGTAATTTCGTTATTAGGATTTGTTATGTTTTGGAAATTGAATTTGTTAAGCGTGTTGGTATATTCTTTTTTATCGACAATGTACTTAGAATAGTACCTTGTGCTATTCCCCTTAACAATTTCCGTTATAGCTGTGTCTAATATCTTCATTCTACACCGCCTTTATTGATTAATTAATGTGATATCATAAACTCGATTGAGTATAATTTAGCTGGTGTAATTTCTTCACATTTATCGAATGCGTCCATAGAAAGCATTGTCATGTCAGGCACTTCAATCTCTTGCTCATTGATTTCCTGCAATTCTTCCTGTAACTTCTTTAAGTTCTCTGATGTAACCTGATACTGATTATCGTTGATAACTGGATTGCCACTGTCGTCCTTATCTGCATACTTAACCTTAGTATCTTCTGTAGTCTGTAATGTTGCCTTATATAATTCTTCTAACGCCTTGATATTACACATAATAGCCATAGCAATTCTGCCTGTAGTCTTATCATGCGATATGTTGCTTAAACTCTGAAATCTGTCTATTAGCTCACTTGTTTTAAGTTTCATGTGGAACCCTCTCCTTTATTTCTGAATTAAACTTAATTTTGCTCCGACTATAAGTCCGTCTTCATTTTTTGCCCTTGTAAGATACGGATATGTCACATCTCCTGTATATATTGTCATTTCCTTTTGTGTGCCACCTAAGAATAAGACTTGTGCCGTTGGAAATGGGTTATCTACGTCGCTTACTACATTATCAAGCAATAGTGCTTGTTCTCCTGTTAATGGCGGTAATTGAAGCTCTACTTTGTCTTTGATATCCACGATTGTGCCAACCATTTCTCCGTAGTCATTTCTTCCTGTATTTTTAGACCATATCTTGTTTCTGCTGTATGTGTAGCCGTTGTAAGCTACTGGGAATCTAACCCCCTCAATCACAACTGCGTCAATCAATCAAACCACCCCTTTCAAGGCATTAAAAAAAGGAATGTACCATTTCTGATACATTCTTTAATATTTCTATTGCATTAATTCAATTAGTGTTATATAATATCTGTGCTGCTTGTTTAAGCGGTATTGTGACTTTTGGCTGTCAGTTGTCGGGCTGGCAGCCCTTTTTATTTATTAAATATTAAATGCTGGCTGTCCTGTCATGGCTGTATACTGATTGGCATATCTCTGTGTTGTTCTGAACACTTCCTGTCCGTCAATCTGTACAACAATGTTTCCGCTTTGTTGTCCTACATTCGCATTAGCAAATACCTCTGACATACCCTCAATAACAGCTTGCTTAATGCCGTCTGTTATCTGCTCGTTGTTTGCAACCGCTGTCTTGCCATTACTAAATTTACCGACCATTTCATTATGGTTAGCATAGAAGAATCCATCTTCTGGGAATCCGCCCACTGCATATTTAGGTGCAATCTTTATCTTACCGAAATTAATCGCTCCACCTCTGTTTATTTCACTTGGTGTCATTTTACTAGGGTCAATATCTGCATTGATATCAACATCAATCGAAAATGCTTCCCTTAAAGTTGCTTGAACTGAATCAGTAAAGCGCCATGCGCTAGCATTAAAGCCAGACATAATATTCTCTGCAAGAGATTCTCCTTCGTCATATCCGATATTACCGGCGTTTATTTGCCCTACAATGTTGGAAAATGCACGTCTTGTTGCTTCTGGTATGTTCGCAATTCTATCATCAAACATTGTGTATAATTGATTACCACCATTTATACCGGCTGACTGTGAAAGCGCCTTGACAGTTTCCTCTACTGATGTAAAAGTATTAGTTCCATCAAGTTTTGTCTTGTCAAATGCTTCTCTGTAGCTATTAGAAAACGCATTTGCTCCGTCACTTGCTGCCATTGTCAGTTCACTTATTGCAGCCTTTGAACTAACTACCATATCATGATAATGCTGTGTAGCAGATGTGGTATATTCATAAGTCGTATCGTTAAGCTCTTCGTAGGCTGATATACTTTCATCTATTGTAGGGCTTAACTGTGCAATGGTTTTATTGCAATCGTCAATTTCATCTTTAAGTGAATTATACGAACTCTGGACTTTCTTAATGTCGCTAACATTATGTGTGCCCAGTTCATTGTACATCTGATTAAGTACCTTGCTGTTGTCTGAACCAATTGTTGTAAGCACTTCATATAGCTGCGACATGTCAGACAGATCATTTGTCTGTCCGTAAAAATCATAAAATTCATCTACGCTACCTTTGTACAATTTGGTAATGTACTTCTCAAGCGTACTCTGTATCTTCTTATAATCTTTAGAGACCTGTTGGAATTGCTTATTAGCAATGTTTTTCTGATTGATAGTATCTACAAGTGTTTCGTTTGCCTTATCAATACTGCTTTTATCGTTTACATCAATATTGATTACAGTATCCTTAAGCCCGTCAATCTGCGATTTCAGCTTAGATACTCCTTCCTCTGCCCTTGTGCAATCCGCTGTGACTGTTGTTACATAACCTTTTTCGTCAATTCCAAGTACTTCCGTTTCGAACCATTTATGTAGCTTGCTATCGTTTCCTAAGTATTTTTTTATTCCCTTTGCAGAAAAAATTGTTGAAGCGATATAGATACTAGCAACAATGCCAACAGGAATCACTGTTGAAGCTGATAATGTGTCAAGTGCGTACATAGATTTGATTACTATTGTTTCCCATGCACTCTTTAATCCGCCTGTTGTTATAACTGTCTTAGCTGTATCTATAGTGATTTTCTTCGCAATTTGACCGCCGATAAATTTACCGATTCTTGTATAATTAAGAAGTGCAAAACCTGCTATTATAGCTGTTTCAAGCGGTGCTTTTTTGAAACTTTCCTTAATAACCTTTGCTATAGCTTCCCATATCTTAAATTTTAGCTTAAGCGCTTTAAATAAGATATCTACCCAATCAAGTCCTGCAAGAAAATCTCCAATATTTTCGCCTAATTTCTCCCAGTCAACCTTATCAATAATTTTTTCGATTGTATTAAAAACAGCCGTAACAAATTCATTAATATCTTGCCCTGCCTCAAACCAGTCTCCTAATTTTACGTCCATAGCAAACTTCTTAAGGGGTTTTGTGATTGGGTCAAGAATTTTCTCAATTCTATCAGCCCAAGCAACCGCCGAATTTTCCATATTGGCAAATGCTTTATTCCATGCCGCTTCATAATCAGCCGCCGCCTTAGCGATATCATCTGTCAAATCAATAGTGCTACCGCCGCCACCGCTTGAACCTTTGCTTGAGCTTGTATCGTCTTGTAATTTATTTATTTCATCAAATCCCATAAGGGATAGCGTAGCTTTCTTAGCTGAATCAGCTACATTTTGGTATCCGTCTGAAATATCTTCTAATCCGTCAGAAGTATCTTTGTAACCGCTTTGTCCGAAGCTCTCAAAGTCAATCTTAACACCCATAAGGCTTGCAAGGTTTACTAGAAGTCGCTTAATTGCAATAGTAACGCCGTTTACAACTGGCATAACCTTTGAAAGAATTGGAATAAATAGCTGTCCTGCTACCATTCCGACTTCTTTCATATTGTTGCTGAACTGGCGTAACATGTTACTTGGGGAATTAATTGTCAATTTGTTATCGTATAGGCTTTTTATCCTATACTTCTTATAGTTTACTATAAGTTCAGAGTACATTATCACCCACGTTTTTGCGTTTGGTTTGGTGGTAGCCACTTCCACCTCATACCGCCCTATATGCGATAGTGTCGGACACTCTTGGGAATGTTATATTTATTCAATTCCTACTCGTTACAATACTTAATAGCCTGCTCGTAATCTATTAAGTTATCTCGGTATTAGCATAGTTGAAAAACTTTAGCCTTCACCGATTTTGCCCGATTGTCATAAGATGTTTCCATTCTTATGCAACACTTGGAAGATAAGCTATATCATTAACTTTCTTCCGTTTATTAGCCAAATCCCCCCACGATACTTTTGATTGGTCTAATATTGCCAATACTCTTAATTGCTGTTTTTCCATCTGTGTCATTTCTGATACAGATTTAGAAATGCCTAAATTATAAGCGTATGTTGCCAATGTAGCATTAGTAATATCAATACCATATTTGTACAATGCCCTTGATTGACCGATTAAGCCGCTTTGTAAGTTCTGTGCTACTGTTGAATAGTCCACATTAAAAAGTGAGCTTATATCGCCTGCAAGCATTGTCATTGACTTTGTTATAGCCGTTGTCGCTTCGCCTGTCTGTCCTAATGAGTTAGTAACAGAAGCTAACTGTGAAGCGTACTGTGTTATCTCTTGTATGTTAAGTCCTAAGTTTTTTGCTCCACTTTCTTCAAGCAAACCGCCTTGAACATTAACCTTAAGTCCGGACAGCTTTCCGAGAGTATCATTTACTCTGCTTTGAAAGCTTTCTGCGTATGCTGTAGCGTTATCATATCCGTACTTTTCATAATCCTTATCCCATTCTGAACCAATCTTGCCAAATGCTACCGCTTGATAGTTAAACGCTTCAATGTAATCTGTTGTTGATTTTATAGCTTCTATAAGTTTCTTACTGCCACGAATTACCATAAAATAAGTGGCATAAAACTTACCTATTGCACTCGCCAAACTCCAACTGCTTTTAGTTGCTGTTCTAGCACTTGTAGAAACGCCATACAGCGTTTTTTGTAGTGAAGCAGAAGAAGTACCCACCTTTGAACCTTGGCTTGCTAAATTAGCCAACGCATTAGTCATAGCAATAACATTACTACTTACATTAGGTGCTCTTGATAATGTGGTCATTAAGCCATTCAGCGCATTACCCAGTTTAGGGATATTCACTGTTGCATTTTCAATACTTTTACTGCCTAGCTTACCTAATGATTTTGCAAATTCTGTAACCTGTGTTGCGTTCTGTGGTATGGCTGATATGCTTGCAACTGCTTTCGTGACAGCTTCAAGTGATGTAGCTGTGTTAGCGAGTGCGGCTGAATCAACAGAACCTATCTTTGTGATATTTTTGGCAAGCCTTGTAAAATCTGCTGTTCCTGCGTTCATATTCTGCATAGCAGAACCTAACTGACTAACACCACTCGCAAGGCTACTTAGTGATGAGCCATTCACAGTTGCAAGTGATGTTGACAGCCTTGTAAGCTGATTTATCAGTTTATCAACAGAATTAATAGCTTTAGTGGCAGTACCGGTAATTTTGACTTCTAAACTGTCTAATTCCACGATTTAACCCCCTTTATAGGATTGTTGGCGGTAGTCCTTTCTTTTCAGTCTGTGCCGCCCATTTTTGCTCATTGAGTAACATCAGCTGTAACTCCTTATCATATGTATCTTCTTCACTTTCTTCTGTTTTTTCTGATAAAATAGCTTGTTTAGGATATTCAATGTGTACATCTTTATTAAATGCTGCACCTATTCCGCAAGAAATAGCTGGAATTGCATAAACTAAAAACCAGTTATACATTTCTGCGTCTCGATTTTGTCTATCAATTTTTTTGCCTTTTGCATATAGTAATAATTTTGTAGGTGTCATTTTTAAAAAGTCCGAATAACTAACGCCTAGTGAACTGGCTAAAACAAAGTATTCTTCCCAGATTATTTTGTGGAAGTCTGCTTCTTGTGGTCTTGTGGAACTACTGTCGGCTTCTTCTGTTCCCGTGTCGCTTCTTCCACATTGTTCGCCATTTCCTCTAACATCGCTGTTATTCCGCTCAGCTCGAAAAAACCATCATCTTCCATCGCTTTCTTTATTTCTTCAAACAATGTTCTATATCCGTAACTCTTATCTGTTTTTCTCTTCTCTGTGATATATGCCCTAGTGAGTTCCTTTGCTTCATCCATTGTTACTGGGTTGTTATCAATGCAACCTGCATAAATGGCTAAAATGCAAATCTCTGGCACATTTGCTGTCATATTTGCTAATCCATCAAAGGAAGCCTGTGCAACGCTTTTATCTGTCTGTGCAAGTAAGTAAGAACCATTAACAACAGAAAACATTTTCTGCACTATCTCTTTGCACTCTGCCGCACCAAAAGAGAACTCAACTTTGTATTCTTTTCCATTTACATTAATATTCATCATAATTTTTACCCTTTCCCACCCTATCGTCCATATAGGGAAAGGTGCGGATTTTACACCGCACCTACCTTTTAAATTGATTATTCTGTTACATCATCAAGATATGATGTGTAGTCGGCTGTTTTGGCGTTTGTGCCACCAATCGACACAGCCTTTGATTTAGTCGATTGGCTTATTATTCCCCCACCTTTGTCACTGTGAATGTGCCACCAGCACCCTCGACAACTTGAAGCTTGTCTGTGCATTCGATAGGTGAAGTATTAGGAACTGCTGTTACTGTCATTTCAAGTACCGAATCAGTACCAGAAACATCATTAGGTGTTGCTGTTACCTGCCCCACAAATGCGTACTTAGCAACCGCACCTAATCCGTCAGAACCATATAACTGAATAATATCTAACTGCTTACCCTCTGCTTTGATTAAGTCCTGCAAATAAGCCTTTTCAAGGTTTCCTGTGTAAGTCTTAGCGTCAGATGTTTTGATACCCATTAAGAATGTCTGTGAATCATCTTCAAATGTTGTACTTTCAACTGTGTTAGGTGCTGATACTGGTGCTGAAATCGACTTAGCCGCAACCATTAACTTGTATGAGCCTGCAAAACCATCTTCGCTATGCTCCTTGTAGATAACCCTAGCTTTATAACTTGTACTTGCCATCGCCTCGTCTACCTCCTAAAAATTTGCAAAAAAATAAGAGCATTTCTGCTCTTTGTTACATTAATCTGTCATTTGCCGCTATCATTCGTCTGAATCTAGCGGTACTCTTGTGTACTTTATTGCTAATTGAAAATTCCGGCATTGCATTGCCCTGAAATCTCATTGTCTTAAATACATCTGTAATCGTTGCCATAACTTTGCGGCAATCAGCTTTGCTTGTGTTAGTTGTAACATCTACTTGGAATGTTGCTAACAAAGCATTGATTGTTTGTCCATCAAGCGTTTGTCCTTGCTCTACCGATGGCAACAGATGTATGTATACTGTTGGGAATACTGCTTGACCGCTGTTTTCCCCCTCGTTTGTTATAACTATCTTGGGGTACGCTTTCTTTAATTGTGTTAGGGTTCTAGTCTTGACAAGTGCTGTAACTGTGTTTTCAAGGTCTATCGCCCAATCGTTTGCATTTGCCATTAACTAAACACCTCTTTCGCTATACACTTATACTGATTAACAATTTCCATTGTGGCGTTATACATAGGCATTGTGGCTTTAACGCCGTGTGTATAGTGCCATTGATTATCATTTCCAAGGTAATACCACCCATCTTCAAATGCATGTATCTGCCCCGGATATGTACCTACACCCAAGTTAAAATCATTAGCCTTAGGGTTCTCATTACCGCTGTTGTAGTAAATACCTGCGCCAAATTCAATTGCTAAAAGCGTGTAAAATGGCTCTCTATCTTCTACCTCAATAGTTTTGCCAGTAGCAATCAAAATGGCTTGGTATCCGTCTTGAATAGGCTTTCTGTCAACTCTTAATGTTACTGTTCTGCCTAGCGGACTTTCATTGATACTCATAATTGCCGCTTTGTCGCCAAGTTCAGCTAATCGCTCAACATACTGTTCGCACTTGTACTGTAATGTTTGCTTATATAGTTGTAGCTGTCTTATTGCCCCTTGTATTGAACTTTCTGATAGAGATACATTAATTGTATGTTTAGCCATAAATACGCTCCTTAACTGCTTGCAAAATAGCTTGTCTTATGCTTTCATTTATCGGCTCTTGCGTAGATGGGATTGTCTTTCCTTTAAAGATAGAACCAACTAGCTGTTCATTTCTCTGATGCTTCGTATTTACCACCTACTTTACAACTGCTTTAAGCATATACTTAACTGAATACAATGCTGGCTTAATGCCTACAATCGTGAAGTCCGCTGATGTTTCATCAACAAGACTATCATCTGTGTATGTAGGCTTGCTATCAAGCCAGATAAGGTCGCCTTTTTGAACAGGCAACATATTCCTATCTGTCAGTAAAATAGCGTCAAAATCAGCGGTATCAAAGCCATATTCTTTACTCTGTGCTTCTCCGCCGCTGAACGATATGTTAGCTTTGAAATCAACTGGCTCTGAAAAACCTGTTTTTTCTTCAAGGACTTTAGGTATCTTATTCCCCTCATCATCAAGATAAGGAATAAAATTACCTTCTGTGTCGGTATATCCCTCATAGAGGATATTTCCCTCATCATCTCTTTCATAGATGGTTACTGTTTGTCCTTGAAGCGAATACTTCATAGCCTGCTTATTAATATCAAGCATTTACTTCACATCCTTGCCGAAACGCTTCCATAAATCGGATAACTTCTCCCAGCCAAACATTGCAACAAACGCAACGATAAAGCCTGCCATAATAGCCGCAAGTATCATATACCACAGTATCGTCATATGAATGTACTGCATATATGCGATAAACGCCGTAACTGTGATACCAATAGATAAAACGAACACAATTATGTCCGTAGGTACTTTATTAAATATGCTTATATTCTTGATTACCTGTGTAATTACAGATACAAGAAAAGCAATAGCTCCGATGATTGCTAATATAAGTGTCATATTTGCAATTAATGTCTGAATAATATCCATTATCTACACCTCCTTGTCATCATTAAGTCTTGTCTCTATGCCATCAATTCTGTGATGTGCTGACTTAACACTTTCTTCAACTTTAACTATCCTACTATCGTGAGAATTAAGTTCTTTCCGCATTTCTGTGACTTCGTTCTTAATCTCCGTTGTATTGTTGGATATTGCGTCAAGTTTCATATTTATTCGCGTGTTCTCTTTCACACGCTCTTCAAGTTCTACTCTGTCACTTCGTTTATCATTCTTAGAGTTGAATGATAAACTGAAAAATCCGAAAAAGACGGAAAAAGCAACTGAAATTATGCTTATAATTACTGCTATTGGCATTGATATACCGCCTTTCATAATTAATAATGGCACACCGCCCACCACCACTTAATGTGTGCCGCCTGCTACCATATTGGTAACGCACAATCTTCTTTATAAAACTTTAGCAAATGGAAATATCCCAACAAATAAGCTATCTCTGTCTTTCCAAGTTCTGTTTACGCCATTCTCATTGTAGCTTGACATAAATGCTTCGCCTGCCTGTGAATGGTCATAGACTGCAAGATTAACGATAACGCTTTCAAATTTCTTCAAATCTTCGGCTATCATTTCATCTGTGTAGCTGTCGGGGTAATTTCTTCTTGCCTTTACATCTTCTGTAGCCTGCTTAATGAGCTGTTCGATTATCGGATTATCTTCTTTGTTATCGAACACTACCACATCAGATGTTGTTTCATCATCATTTGCAACTGTATCAATATGAAATTGTTTAAGTCTGATTTTGACTTGTTCTAATGTGGCGTATTCCATAACTATCTCCTATAATCCTAATTTCTCAATTAACAGTTCTTTAAGTTCTGCTCCTGTAAGCTCCATTGCATTCTCAATACCTTGTTCTAAGGCAAGTGTCTGTAAGTCCGCTGTTGGCATACGCTTAATAGCTGTCTTTGTGTAATCGCTTGTAGGTTGAATAGGGAACTTGTCCTGCTCTTCCTCATATTTAAGCTCATCTCCATAAACAGCTTCCTGTCTTGCATTATCTGCTGTTACTTCTTCGCTCTGCTTTGCGGCGTTGATTTTGTGTCGTCTTAATAACATACAATCACTCCTTTACGCCTTGAACTTGGCAAGAACTACTTTAGAATCATTGCTAAGAACAGCTGTGTAATGCTCATCACCAGATATAACAGTTGTCTTTGCAAGAATATCTCTGTCAGATTCAATCTCAACGCTTCTCTTCATATAGATTGTAAGTGCGTTCTCTTCCTCTGACACGCCATCTGCACCTGTGTCCTCGTTAGGGTCTTCTGCTGATACGATAACAATAGGACAAGCATAGAACTCTGTTGTAACAGCCTTTAACTTGCTGCCTACCTTTATTTCCTTCCCCTTTTGCTTAAGCGTGTGTGCAAGTGCTGTGTCAAGATGAACATTCGTTGCATCCTCGCTTGTTGTATCAGCCACAACATTGATTGTTCCTGTTGAATCATCAAGCTCATACTTAACCAGCTTAACTTTCTTAGACTTAACAACCTGTGCTCCTGCAATAGAACCGATAGTGCCGTTCATAATCACATTAAGTGGGTACTTATCGTTGCTCTTAAAATCATCGTCATTAAGCAATGTGGCTTCCTGTGCTGGATTAATGAACAGTATCTTTGTAAGTGATGAATCTGATTCATCATCAAACTTGCTATTAGCCGCTACAACTGCTGAATAGCTGATAGGTGCTGCTGTTCCATCGTAATCAATAGGTGCTGTGCAAAGTGCGTCATAGCTGTCATTATCAACCTTTGCAGCGATTGACATAGCAATCTGATTGATAGCTGTACCAAGTGGGTCACCATAACCAGATAATACTGATTCATCTGTAAGCTCTACAGCCTTACCTGCTTTCTTAACCTTTGCTTCTGTTGTAGATGTTGTAAGTACTGTTGTACCCATAGCAACACCTTCTGCTACATCTTCTGCGTCACCAATATAAGCATACTTTGGCACAACAATTGTGCTACCTGGTCTGCCTACAAGTGTTGTGTCAACTCTTGCAATAGGTGAGAACTTAATCTTCTTTGGCAACTTAGCTGATACCATATCAGCCATTACCTGTGGGTCTACTAAATTTGCTAACTTAGTCTGTGGCATAGTTTATTTACCTCCGTTTTCTACTCTGTGAACTTCTTATAAAGTTCTGGATTCTTATTTTTGAACTCCACTCTTTCGTGGTAATTCATCTTGTTAAACTGTTCCTGTGTTACTGTGCTTTCTTCTCCACCGCCTGCATTAATAGCCGGTCTTGATTTAAGCCATTCTGCCTTAGCTTCTTTAACCTGTCTTTGCACTTCATTAGCAATTACAGTTGCTATAAGGCTATGGTCTGCATCTGCAACCGCCTCAATCAAAGAATCAATATCCTTTCCATCACCTATAACTTTCTGATAAGCATTGACAGCTTTCATATGATTAAGCTCTTTACTCATGTTCTCAAACTTTTCAGCCTGCAACTTTTCAGCTTCCGCCTTTGCTTCCGCTTCCTGTTCTTCTGCTGTCTGCTTTGAGCGAAGTTCTTTCTTGTACTTAGCTGCTTCTGAACTGGCTTTATCTGAAGCGTTCTTATACTTTTCTTTTTCAGCTCTTTCACTAGCAAGCTGCGCCATAAGCTCTTCTACGCTAGGTGTCTGTTCTTCGTTCTGTGGTTCATTGTTAGTTGTTGGTTCTGTTGTTGTGTTAGTTACATCTGCCATAATTTCTTTACCTCTGCTTTCTGCGTTTTTTGTTGTTCTCTCAACTTCTTGCGATATTTGTATTGCCCTTTCTCTAGGGCATATAAAAAGCCACAAGGCATTTCTACCCTGTGGCTCAATATCAATTTATTTATCTGTTCTGCTCTTATCTATAACCGGACTATTTTCTGTCTGGTCTGATAAGTCTTGCATTGTGCGGTCTTTATTAGGTGGTTGTTCTCCATCTCCGCCCTCTGCTTGATTCTGTGTATCTTTGTTGATTATACTGTCTTGATATGCCTTAACCATTTCTCCACTTCTTGCTACAACATCGTTAGGGTCATCAAAGAATGGAATTGCATCAACTGTATCTTTAAGGCTAAATCCGTGGCTTATCAATGTTGCCATGGCATTAACCTTGGTTGACATTTCATAAGTTTTTTGTCGCTTAATGTTAGGTTTTACATCTCTTGACCTTAATTTAAGTAATGGGTTACTGCTGGCAACATTGTTTGACAGTTTGATAGCTGCAAGAACAACTTTTATCTCTTCCATTTTGCAGCCATCAGTAATTAATTGCTGTTTTGCCGCCGCTGTTTCAGCCTGTGACCAACCTGTTGCATCTGACATTGCAACTCCTGTACTGCCACCGCTATTATCATTTCGTTGTGGCACATTACATTTCTGCAAGATTATCTGTCGCCTTGATTGGATATTGTTAAGCATACCTGTGTAATCATAATTGATTGCAAGTGGCTCAACTATTGGAGTTTTGCCATCTGCTGATGTATAGGTCTGCATCCATTCTCCGGATTTTGGTTTCCTTACTTTTTTAGTGATGTGCGGTGTTCCATCTTTATCAACTGTTGTTTCCTGTTCAACTGGGAAATCAACATCGTTCGTATGCCATACCGCCTGCGTATTCTGTTCAACATCATTTGTAAAATCTGAAATAAGTAGGTTTAAGTTATCCATTTCAGATATTTGCCGTTCAAAACAGCCCATTCTATCAAATGACCTTGTATATTCAATAATAGGAATTTTATGTAATGGATTCTCTTCTCCACTTCTCTCTAAAAATCCCCATTTTGTTTTTCCTTTTTCTGGTCCGTTAGTAATTTTTATTCCATCCGTAACTTCATAGCGAATATCTTTTGTAAAACAAGTGTAATATCTTGTACCGCTGTGTTTGTCTTTGATATAAGTACCTGCAAGAATAACCCTCTTATCGCTATAAGCTGTTGACCTTACAACAAATGTTGTTCTTGGATCTAATACATCATATGTAAAATAGCTTTCCCCATCTTCATATTCTGTATTTACATCAATAAGGACATATCCAACGCCGCCGATTTCAACATATCTTGCAAGTTCCTGCTGCTTCTGCCTTGCGTTTTGTGATTCGTAGCAACTGTTTAATTCCGCTATAGCTTCTGTGAGGTTAGAATCCTCATTGTCGCTATTTTGAACTAGCGTTATAGGATTTCCCCACTTAAAACCTAAATTAAACTCTGTGACTTCGTTAGCCACATTGTCGCAGCACTCACAGTCAATGTCCGGTCTGTAAGTCTTTGGATTCTTCCTAACTATTGGTTGTATTCCTGCATCATAATCAAGAAGAAACTGTATTCTGTTGGAATTAATATCATGCTCCAAAATTGCTTCACGCAAAATTGGTATTATATTGTCAGGTGTTATTTCTTTTGCACCTGTATAAATAACAATTCTTCCTGTCTGCATTGTCTACACCTCTAATAAAATGTCATACCGCTTGAACTTCTGCTATCCGGTATTTCTTTAATTTGAAAATTATCATCATCGTTAGGCACATACCATATCCATTTGTGGCAATGCTTACACGCTAATTTATGTGTTCGTGGGTCTTTGCTGTTTGCCTTAGTTAAAAACTTGCGGCAGTTCGGGCACATAATCGACTTATCTTTATTTGCATAAAATTTCATATTTTACCTCTTTGCATAGCAAAAGCACCGCCACAATTAAGTAACGGTGCTTCTTGATAAGGAATGTTTTGTTTATGAAAAACAGTTTTGTAATTTCTTACAGATACAGTATATCATTAGTGCAATATGACATTCTATGACATCTTTAAATATGTATTACCATATTTTTCTTCAAATGCTTTAAGAGCCTTTCCGTGAAGTCTGATGATTTGTCTCCATGAATATTTCATTTCTGTAGCAATAACTTCAAAAGTTTTCTTTTCAATATATCTTGAAAACAAAATATTATAGCAATCTTCATTTTCTATACTGTCTATTTGCCCTATAATCAAGTTTTTCTTTTCAATGTATTCATCTATCATCTTATCAAGATTGCGCTCCATTTCGTCAATTTTGGCGTATGTAGTGCCTATTTTATCTGGGTCTGATGATGATATTACCTTTTCTTCGTTTCCAATAGCCGATATACTGCAAGAAAGTTCTTTAAGCTGTGCTATCTCTGTTAGTTTATTATTTATCATCCGATTAAGTCTGCTGATTTGATTAAGATAATCCTTGGTTGTCATAATAGATTAACCCCCTATATTGGACTTGACATTATTACTGTCTGCTTTATCCTATTTCCTTTTGTCATCCTCAATGCAAAGTTTGAAAATACATCTGGAACGTCATCAAGCTGTTTCTTCCCTGATACTGAATACTGTTTTAGCAACGACATCATTATTCCGTATGGCTCATTAGGTTTGTAAAGTGATGAATCTTTAAAAATAATGTGTTGCAAAATCCAGTTAGAACATTGAAAAATTCTTGCTTCTTTGTTTGTTTCAGTCGGCGTGTCTGTAATATTACATATCCAACCTACACTCTCTACACGCTTATTAACCTCCATTGCAACCCTGTCGCCACCGGCATTACGCTCAAATTCGCACTCTTGCACTTTGTTATTTACAAGTACACCTGCAGCATTTCTGTATTGTTCTTCATAATCTGCTGTGTTGTCGCACACACAATCAACGCAGTAATAATCTTCTCCGTATTTTTGCAATACAGGCAGTACAAAATAATCTGTACCTTTTCCTTTTGTGTCGCATTGAGCTGTGATAATTTCTGGCTCTCCGTGTGGCAAATTGAGGTATCTTCGGATTTTATCGCCTGGGAATAATAAGCCCTCACGTTCTATAGGGTCTTGTTTATACAGGCAGCGATATGAGATTTCATCCATAAGTAGCTGAATATCTTCAAAATCCTTTACTGTATAGCCACCAAATTCAAAGTCAAAATTACTTTCTCCTGTTACTGGGTCTACATCAGGCACGGATATTACTTTAACTCGTTTGTTTCCCTCATAAGCTTGTATAATACGTCCTATTACGTCTCTAACGCTCCACCTTGTAGCAATATGTATTTCTTTACATGGGTTTCCATCCTCGTCCGGTATCTTTCTTTGTCGTGCATCTACTGCATATTTATCCCACAATTTATCAAGATAGGTTGGGTTTAGTGCTTCTTCAATGCCGCCTATCATATCATCAACTAGCAGAAATTTATTGGCTCTGACTTTACCGGCATTTTTACTGCCGACAGATGTACATTGTACAGATTGAAACGGCTTATATTTTCCTACGTTAAACTGTTCAAGTTTTGCATTTGTACTTGTTACTTCAAGTCCAGGGAACACTTCTCCCCATGTATACTCGTCAGCGTTTGTGACAATATCGTATACTCCATCATAATACATTCGTGTAATGTCTCCGCTGTGTGAATAAAAGAGGTTATATCCGTTTGAGTACCAACCTATAACCGCAGAATGGAAAAACTTTTCGATTGTGGTTTTTCCTGTTCCGGGTGGGAGAGAAATACATAAAATATCATATTTATCATCAATCATGCCTTGTAATGCTTCTATTAAGCCTATTTTGATAAACTGTTTTCTTCTTGGCATATAGAATCTTTCTTTAGGTTCACGTTTCTTTTCTATGTATCTAAAAAAACTGTCAACAACCTTGTTTTGCGCTTCAATCAGTAAAATATCGTAAAACCAATTAATCAGCTCATATTCCGTTTTATTTGCAAACGCATACTTCTCTAAATCCCATATCGTTCCACCTGTCTTATCCTTGCAGAAACGCTCTATAAGCTCTTTTGTCCTTTCTGTAAGTTGTAGTCCATACTCAATATCTTTCTCGCCGTTTATGGCTACACTGCAAGCGTCTACATAGGCATTGATTACCTGTTCATCAATTCCATTTTTCTTTATGTAATTTTCATATCCATTAACTGTAGAAATAAGGCTCTGACTAGCCATAAGAAAAGCACCTCCACTTTTCAGCAAAGGTGCTTATAGACCTCTGCCTATAATTGTTTTAGGGTAGCGACTACAATCAATCTGTAGCCGGTAATATCGTTTTAGTTGTAATATACCGCTCCGTGGCACAAAGGGCATTCACACTTCCAGTTATCGCCCTCTCGTTGGTCGCCACAGTATATATATTCTTCTTCAATCGCTTCAAAAATCGTTCCACAATTCTTGCATTCAAACCTTCGCGGTTTTTTGGCTATGTTCAAATCGCCTTTTTTAATTATTTTCATAATCTTACTCCTTGTACAGTTCATCCGCATATCTTGACATTTCAATCTGTGTTCCGTTTTCATCCCTTACACTGACAGTTACATATCTGTTACTTCCGTTTATCATATCTCCAAGTCTTATTTTTGTTTTATTATCATCAAACTTGTAACACTCCCGCATTTTCTCAATGCAGTTATTCATTTCTGATATTTTCATTTCTCATAAATCTCCTTGTTTCTTCAACTATTTTAGAATCCCTAGCAAAAGTCATTTCAATGTGGCTTTGTGGCAGTCTGCCAAACTTTTCCAAAGCATTTTTTCTACTGCTTCTTTTGAAACATCTACACCGAAATTTATCAACGCTTCTTCGGGCGGCGATTGATGCTCCGATAAAGGATTGTCAATGTTACTCATTCTTCATAAACCTCTCAAAATCTTTCCTGCACTTAGGGCATAAGTCAATTTGCTTTGTCTTTGTACAATAGTATTCTTCTAATACAATGTTTTCTATGCCATTTGTACTTATGACCGGCTCTATTCTCCCTTGTTTAATTTCCGTAAATATTTCCTTGAAAGACATAGCCTTTTTTAAATTTACGGTTCTTAGATAAGGGAATATTCGGTCATACCATATTTTAGGCTTTTCTATTTCCGCACCGCACCTATCGCAAGTGTGCCATTCTTTTTGATGTTTCATTCTTTATTACCTCAATAATAACCATTTTAACCATGTAGGCATATCTGAATTATAAATAATTTCAAAAAGCCAAATCGATATTGCGATGCATACTATCGCAATCAATATTTTTAATATCAGTTTTAAATAAAATTTCATCCTTCCACCAACTTTCTACCGCAGATAGGGCAAAAATTAACTTTTATATATCCAAGACAACCACTATCTCCTGTGTCGATCAACAAGCCAAATCCATTTTCGTCTTTGCAAATAAAATCTCCGCCGGCGTATCTTTTTTTCATATATTCATCATTGTTCATTGCTATATCTTCGCAAAATTCGCACATACGCGCACCTCAAATCCTCGTAAAACTATCTAAATCATAGTTATCTCTGATATAGTCAACAACTTCTTGTAATTTGCCCTTTACAAATTCATCATTGGCAATGTCTGGATGGCTATAAAGCATACAACTATCTTTCTTCCCCTGTGCCTTATACTTACGATAGTTAAATGTCATCATAAACAATGGTATTCTTGTTAAGTTCTTTGTCTTGTGTCTTATCCAACGATTAACAATTCCCTTAATCATTATTCTTCCCCCATAAATTATCCGGTAATTCCTCGCCGCCATAAATCTTATTAGCATATTTCTTAAATGTCGGTACGCTACAACCTGCTACTTTTGCCGCCTTTACCTGTGAAGCCTGTCCAGATATATACAAATTAATTGCTTTATAGAATTTATCTTTGTTTAATGGATGTACACCCATAGCCATAATAATCACTCCTTACTTTCGCACCAACTACTCTTACAAGCGTGATTCATAATGTTAATTAAAACCTTTTCAGAAGAAAAGTGAACTAAGCTGTAATCGCATTTTGCCGAAAACTTTGTATTGAAATATTCATCAACTAACATCTTGTAGTCCGTATTATCGTCAATATCACTTATAGCCGCATAATAGGTATCTGTATATCCGTCACGCTCTATGTCGGTTTCTTTTGTTAAATTATCTACTACTCTTGATAAAACCTTATCTGTTAATGGGTAGTGATATTCTCCAGTACATTCTCCGTGTTTATCTAAAAAGTATTTAAAGAATGCTTCTACATTTTCTTTGAGTGTTTTATCATTAGTCCAATCATAAGCTATCTTGCCAGCCCTACTTATCATTCTTTCTTCGGCAACTTCCCAATCACTTTGAGAGTATTCGCTTATCGGCTTAAACTCTTTCACTTTTTTATCTTTAGGTAAAAAAGAATTACATTGCTCTCTGTTAAGAGAATTACATTCTGTACTATTTGATTTGTAATCTTTGTTTAAGTAATCTATGTTAGTACTCTTTGGTATTGCTTCGTCACTAGCTTGTGTTTGATTTTTCATTGGCTCATTATTGATTACGCACTCGTGCGTAATGGTTTTCTCATTTTCTGGAATTTCAATTTTATAATCGCTTAATGGATAGCCATTCTTTTTAAGGTCTTTTGCAATATTTACAAGATTTACCCTATATTGTAATGTTCTATCCCACTTATATTTAGGGTTATTTCGTTTTGAGATATAACCCATATTCACCAAATCGCTGATATATCTTCTTATCTGGCTTGCAGATAAACCTAACATAACCTCATCAGCTAATTCCTCGGCGGTTTTATATATCCAACCATAGAAAAGCTCTCTTTCTTCTTCTCCATTGTTCTTCGCAATCTCATTTTCTTTCTTGATAAACTTATCGGCATCCGAAACTCTTTCAGACCAATAGATAAACTGATTGAGAATGATTGCTTTTCTATAATCGTTTGTTATTGATAATAAATCTTCTCTAATTACTGCTTTTTTAATTTTTATGTCTGCCATATTTTACCTCCTACGATAGATAACCCTACGATTTATATAAAAACAGTTACCAGGAGTTCGTAGGTTACTCTTTTCGTGTTGCAATCACTAGGCAACTGATTTTACCAATATTATTCCGGCTTATTCATCTCAAAGAAATGCTTCTTGCATCTTGAATCATCGCTATCAAAGCTGCAATCTGGCTTAAATCGTTTTTGGCATTCATCACAAGACCAAGATGTTACGCCTTTAAGTTCTGAAACAGCACCACAAAGCTCGTACAATTCATCATCTGTGCAATTCAGCACATAATCTACAAGCTCCATTCTTATTTTTCCGATTGAACGATGTTTAATTAATTTTGCCATGTTTACCTGCCTTTCTGATAACTGCCTTATTAACAAAACAACAAACAGGCACTAAGGCTTGTGCTTTTCGGTAGCTAACCTAGTTTGTTGTAATCGGATAGATAGGACTTGAACCTATGACTACTTGAATGAATCAAGCGTTACTCCCAACTGAACTACTATCCGTAAAAACAGCAGTAGTAGTGTTACCACTGCTTTTAAAATTGCTTTTGCCACTACATTGTACAATTTCATGCGGACTTTCTACCGCTTACGGCAAGGTTCACCCCTGTCGTAAGTTAACGCCGACATCGTGAATCGAACACGAACAACATTTCTGTTGGATAGCTTAGCAAGCTACTGGAATACCTTTATCCCATATCGGCAATTTTATTCGCCATACCTATGATTCTTTAAGTTTTGTGGTTTCTGGATCATCAAATATTATTCTCATAGATATGGCTTAATCGAGACTTCATGCCTAGCTGATATTGCACAGTATGGAAACCTTAGCATACTTCCGCAATACTTTCTTTTCACCGCTTCACTGGATTTCGAAAATACAATAATCCGCTCGGCAAGTTGAAAAACAATTATTCTTTTAATCCCCATAAGGGCATCCCATACAACAATCATCAAAACTCCCTCGCTTCGCGTAATTATTTGTTCTAGGTTTTAACCTATAGCTGGCAAGGTGGGAATCGAACCCACGACAAGTCGGTTAACAGCCGACTGCTCTACCACTGAGCTACAAGCCAAGATTTGAGGGTACTACGATTCAAGCACTCTCTAATAAAATTACATACAAGAGGGGCTATATGTAATACCGCCTGTAACGGCTATCAAGAAACAAGAACAGAAACAATAAAATATTAGGGGTATTTTAGTAAGGAGTGCTTCTTGATAAGTTGGTTTTCACATGGCTATGTATATACACGCCAAACCCTCTCAAGCGGTCTTGCACCGCTTTTAACTGAACAAAATCCAAAGAGGTACATGAAAGGAGGACTGTTCTGTGTAAAATGCAAAAACACAATAATGAACAGCCAAACGAATAAAAGGAAAATAAACTACCCTTATGGGAATCGAACCCATATTGCAGGAATCAAACTCCTGTGCATTAACCATTATACTAAAGGGCAATAGTGGCTACTCCCAGTATGCATTTGCCACAAGTCGCAGTGTACTATCCTTTGTAACCATTATACTTTCATTGACTGACACGACTGTTCTGACAATTCTATGTATTTGTCAATGTACCACTTAGCTTTTTTAATATCCTCTAAGCCATTCTTGTTATTATGTCTGTAAATGTACTTAAAGGCATTGCATAAGCAAAAGTTCTTAACAGCTTTCTTGCCCTGTGTTTCCAACATAACATCTATACATTCAAAGCTGCCAGTCTCATAATGGCTCGGATGATTAACATTGTCATTTACTGGTTTTTCATTGACGCTAGGAGCAACAATTTTGAGAGGTGTAAAATTGTTATTTTCCCCACCGCTTACAATGCAATCATTGCATGGCTGCTCATTAAACTGTTTCAACTTATTTTCACAATTAAGGCACATATTTGTCGAACTCATTAAATATCACCTGCCTGTCTATGATTAGCTCTGTAAGTATCAAATCCTTCTGGATATCTTGCTTTCAGTTTATCAATGTTAATCTGCATGATTTCATCAAGGTTAAACTCAAATGAATCACACATTAAAGCCAAATACCAACATACATCGCTGATTTCACGCTTTAAATGCTCGGCATCTAACTGCTTTTCATGAAAAATCCATTTCTTAAGCATGTCGTTAAGTTCTCCAACCTCGCCAGATAAACCCAGTGCAGCATTGATAACACCGCCTAGCTCAATTCTTGGTGTATCTTCACCACGATTGCCTATCTTTAAATCATTAATCTTTTTCTCAAGCCTATCTGTAGACTTTTTATCGTTAGTACGCATGGCTAAAGCCTGATATTCATTGCCCTGCATTTCTAACCCCTTTTTATATTTTAAAAATTTTTGGAAATAGCCCGATTGAATAACCGGTATCTGATGTGTGTTTATAAAATCATTAGAATTAAATTAACTGTGCCTATTATACACCTATCTATCAGATTTGTACAGTAGATTTATTGATTATATTATGTGAGTTATTATCAAAGCTATATATTAATAAATATAATGGTTATTTTATATAGTTTAATAAATTATTATTGATTGGTTATGTATATATAAATATATATAATAAGCCTTTTTATTTTTGAGAATATTTGAGCGACTTAGTTGGGGCGAAAATCTGAAAACTAATAACCCCCACGCCATGCGTTATACATTTTGCACAACGAAAACAGCTAATGCAGACCAGCTGCGGAGCAGATAATTATTATATAATTGCTGTCAATCCGCTTGTTTGCTGGCTTTGTCGTGTTTTTGTCGCTCAAATGTTCTGTTTTATCACTTCGCTAAACTCAACTTTAGCGAAGTCATGTTATTGTAAGCCAAATGGCTGTAATCCGCTTGTTTACTGACTTTTCGGGATTTCTTGTACATCATGTACAATGATTTCTTGTTGTGCAATTTGACGAACATTAGAGCCTTGAGCGTCTCCGAATGTGCCAAGCTGCGGAAGGTCTGCGGCTGTTTTAATGGTATTTGTGGTGCTTTCTCTACTAACACCCGGTAAATTCCAAGCAAAGTGTCGGTTAAGTATTGCAAGGATACCGACAGGGTTTTTGTTACCGGTTGCGAGCTTGTTCGATAGACTTTCTTCGCGAAAAATCCGCAGTTTTTCCGCGACGCCGAAACTTTTTGTACTTAGTTTTCGCTCACTATTCCCCCAATCTAATATAGTGTCTCTATTAATTCCAGTTAATAAACTAAATCCTATAATACTACACTCTTTATCATATACAGCACATAAATAATAATATATATATAATATATACTCTACTTTATCATAGTCATACATATTAAAATTATTATCCATAATACAATTAGTATTATTTTTATTAATATTCTTATTTAACTTTAATATACTTTTGTCACTAAAAACATATTTATTTATATACATTAATGCGGCGTTCCATCGGCTTTGTGGTTCTTTGGTCATGTCTTCGATATTGTGTTCTTCGCAAAACTGCGATAAATAAAGCTCTATGTCATTTTGAAATACTTCGGGCGTGTCTGCTGTTTCCTGTACTTTCTCCATCTGTTCCCCTTTCTGCTGGAACTTATCCAGCTTATTATTGATATATACTAATAACATAAAAATAACCCGATAACTATTATATAATTATCGGGTGTATAACTGTTATTTAATTATTAGAATAATATAGCATAGATATATATATAAGTCAAATAAAAAAGAGAGCCGAAGCCCTCTTTAATATACGCCACTGCGTTACGGTTAATCATTGAACACGTCAGAAAACATGTTTCAATACATCAAATGTTATTGTTTATCATCCGACAAAAATATAATATACAATTACTAATTATTTGTCAAGACAATTTTTTTAGCTCTTTCAAGAGCTTTTTCGAAATCTACAGTCTTGTCATTTTTAACAAGACACCAGTAATTGCAAAAAGCAATATGCCCAAATCTCCAATCTGAACCCATTCTGGCTTGTGTGTCGCTGCCAATATAAAAATCGTAACCCACGGCTTTATATTCGCCGTTTCCTATATGCTCCGTCGCTTCTACTGCGAAGACTTCGTCAGATTCAAACTTTTCTAAGTTCTCCTCACTAAAAAATTTTTCTAAATTCTTGATATCCTCACTTTTTACTTTTCCATTTTTGTCAAATCTAATATTGCATTCTTTCATATCGTTCACCTTTTAACCTTTCTTAATTGCTTTCTTTTTCACATTCAAAACCTAATAAAATATCATTTGCCAGCTCTTCGCTGACTTCCTCTTCTGCGATTGGCTTTCTGTTCTCTGCTCCAATCACTTCGTCAAGGCTTGCATCTATGTCTGCAAGTGCCTTTTCTCTGTCAAATCCAAGTCCAACAACTTTGTTTAATAATTCGATTGTTTTCATCCTTTCCACCTTTTCAGCCTTTCGGCTGTCCTTTCTTTTAATGTACCTTGATTATATACCGATAGCATTATATTGTCAACACTATTTTTAGTGTTATTTAAAAATATTTTATCTTTTCGTCGTCTGTTGGTACTATCTCTATTATATCGTTCGGTTGACATCTTAAAATAATACATAATGTATTTAATGTCTTTGTATTAATATCGCTTTTATTCCTCAAATTCTGCATCGTGCTTTCGCTCAATATCTTCTCTCTCCTCATTCTGTTAGCGGTGTAGCCACGCTGTGCCAGCTCTTTTAATACATCTATTTTATATGTAAGCATTTCGCAAACTCCTTTCTGTTTTGTTTTTTCTATTATATATAAAATATTGCTTTTTTGCAACACTTAAAAACAAAATTAAAAAACATCTTAAAAGGTGTTGACATACACCATATAAGATGTTATTATTAAGCTACAAAATAAATAAGGCGGTTGACATCCTACCAAGACACACAACCGCCACCAATCAAAAAAGAAAGGTAGCTATATTATAGCACAGGTAAAAGAAAATGAGAAGAACAAACAGCAAGGAAGTTAAGGCAGCAGTTAGAAACTATTTAACAGAAGTTGCACAGAGTGAAGAGCTTAACACAATTAAGGACATCAAGGATAAGTTTGTAAACGAGTACGGATGGGCAGTTGCAAGACTTGGAGAACGTAATGCTTGCATAGAATGGCTTAGAGGTTTAGGCGTTGGCGTTGATTATAGTTATTATGACATTATCCAGCTTATGGCTGAATGGTTAGACGAAAGCACAGAAGAAGCTGAAAAGTGGCTTGATAAACGCGGTGATGGTCTTTACTGGGATTTATTAGCAAGGGAAATTTTAGCAAGTAAATAATTAGCAAGGTCGGCGTTTCCGGGGTTCGATTCCCCGGCTTGCTTTTACCCGGATAACTGGGGAAATATTGAATATAAGGGGGTATATTATGGAGCTGACAATTAAAGAATGTTATAACTTCCACAAGTCCGTCTTTGAGTGCTGGACTTATGGCGAGCCTGTCGAAAGCTGGACAGAAAGTAATAATATATTGTGTGTTCGTTATGCTTCGGGGGTGTGGTTCCACTACCGCAGAAACGGCGGATATATAGAATTTTGGTAATTTTAAGGGCGTACATTCTACGCCCTTTTTGGCGTTATCTGGTGGCTTGTATGGGTTTAATTCCTGCGGATGCATTAGCATATTTATATGCTTTTCTTTGCGTACCTTGAAAAATTAATATAATAATGCTATGCTTATATATAGGGCTTTTGCACTTTTAGGTGTACAAGTGTACCCAGTTGGGGCGGCGTGTGTTCTGGTATATCTTCCAGATCTAGCAACAGCTTCCACAACTTTCAAGGGCATATTATACCCATTTTATACAATACATTTAAAAGCGTTTTAAGGCTGTTTTGTTCTGTAGGCTTATAAGTCTACACCGACACAATAAAACCGCCGTACAGGGCAAATCACAAAGCCACAAAGTCAAAACAAGCACGAACCGCATCCGGTCAAGTTTATATAATGTGCTTTAATCTATTAAAGTTTTTCATCAATTTTTAAGAGCGAATCTGAACGAAATCAGGAGCAAAAATTGAAATTCTGTGTAACCGATTTTTAGATTCCAAAATTGCATATGACGGGGGTATTTGAAACGGCGCATTATAATTTTGTGGGAAAATTTTTTCAATTTTTAAAATATAATTTGAACGAAATCTGAACCAAATTTTGAGATTTTTTAAAATTGAAATTGTGAATACAAAAAGTCAACCCACGGGGGTAAAGAAAAATTTTACCTATATTCCGTGGGTTTTAAATTAGTTTATAAAAATAATTGGCTTATCATCATCAAAAAGATTGCTCACAACTTCTTGTCCTTTATCCACTAAATAACAAGAAACTTTCTGGAATCGCCTAAGACCCTTAATGATTTCGTATTTGTTATTAATTCTATAGATAGTTCCCGCAAAATTGCCTTTATTAACAGGAATATAAGATTGCATAGCAAGTGGAGCTGATATGGATTTGTCAAGCTCCTTAAGTTCTACAATATCCACTGCTTCAATCTTACATAAATCACCATACTCACCTAATGATGGATATACTGGTGGGTTTAGTAACGCACGGTATATATCATCTATGTCACTATCATCAGCTTTGATGTATATAGTTGTATATAAATCAACTAGCATTAGATGATATTTAACTGTACTAACCCAGCCGGTGTGGCTTCCGTCTGCATGATCTGTTATAATATCCCAACGATTAAGCATTTCATCGCTAATTTTGTTGAAATTATAGCCACCGTGCCATTCTTTTTGCACCTTAGTATTATAAATTCCTTTGCCAGTAACAAAATAATCTAATTTATGATACATTTTCCATTGACACATTGAATGAATAAACCCATTAACTGTACTAAATGGTGGCAAAGGGTAGCAATCCGCACCTTTTGGCGCTGATGGATTATTGAATCTAGCCATTTCTTGATACATTTTTAATCTTACAACTCTCATAATAAAACCTCTAAAATAAAATAAGTTGCACCTATACAAAAATGTATCAATGCAACTTTCCACTATGGTTCTATTAAGGTAAAATGATATATTAATTATCAATTGTTTACATCTATTAGATAATAGCATTTTTAAATATTATTGTCAACACAACAACTTTCTGTATAAATCAATGCCTTACTTGAATACCGGCATTGACTAAGTTCATATATTAATATTTCCTTTGTCATAGTCGGATTAGTCTTTTGAATTATCTTTAACAGCTCATCAATACTCATCATCCCACTCTCCTAACTGCTCCTAAAACCATATCAACAATGTCAAATACTTCATCTCCATATGTTGCCACAAAATCACACAATATTTCTTCTGTTTCAATCGGCAAATAAATATCATAAGACATACAGACAGCGTGGCAGATTTCGTGTATCAGAACTTTGCGTTGCATAAATCCCTGTAGTTTGTCTGACAGATATATCGTATGCGCGTTTCTGTCAGTTGCACCTAAGCTGATTGTATTGTCCGACCGCCTTAATTCGCTTGAATTTGAATTTTTATATTGTATGTGCCAAATTGTACCATTGATTGTAAAAATCATCTGTATGCCCCCTTTTTAAATAAAACAGGCTATGAATATTGCTACTCATAGCCTTTAAAATCAAATCTTAGATACAAGAGTGCTTAACTTTGTTCTAAGTAAATTTTTCTCTTCTGCTGACATATCGGCAACCATACCTGTAATGTCGCTTGCGAGTTCCTTAGTGTAGCTGTCAAGTGACTTCATCTTATGCTCCTTATCCTCTGGCGTATTAGCTTTGTGCATTTCTTTAGTCTCTGTGTACATTCTCTTTGCCCTGTCGTAGCCACTTTCGGGTGTATGTGTAGCTGTAGGCTCTGTATAGTACATTCTGCCATACTCTCTATCCATATCACGCTCTGGGTACATATGGTAATAAGGTGGTTCTTCGTATCCTCTTCTGCCTACATAACTGCCCTTGCCTTTAGGAGCAAATCTACCGGTAGTCTTGTATCTGTATTCATCATAGTATCTTCTGCCACCCTCTTCTCCGTATTCGTCTTTTAAGGCTCTAAGTAGCTCCTTGTTGTATTCTTCTTCCTCTTCATCAGCTTTCTTCATAGACTTAACGATAACAGCCTTATACTCTGCTTCACATAAGTCCTTAATCATATCCACAGCTTCTGACATTTCCTCAACATTTACATTTTCAATGCCCTTATCAAGTTCAGATAGTGTCTTTTCGGTAAGGCACTCAACCATTTTGTGTATTCTTTCAATATGCATAGTTGTTTACCTCACTTTCTTAACCTATTCTGTTGATTGTGATATTTGCATTAGCAACACTGATAGCCTGTGTAGATGTATTCTTAACAGAGATTGCTTGACAGCAACCACAAGGAAGCCATACATCTGTAGCCATAGAAACATTGTTAAATGCTTCTGCCGCTGCCGGTGTTGAAATTGCAAGTGTTGATAAATCTGGTTCGCCCTCTATCGCAATCGCAAGGGATATAGGACCTGCTGTAGCACCTGCCGGTACTGCAATATTTCCATTAAATTCTACTCTGTACTTTGCCTTGCAAGTGTTAGTAGCACCTTTGAGATTGATTAATCCGCTTCCTGTTCTGTGCGATATATATCCTTTGTTGCATACAGATGTTGGTGCATCTGTAAATAATACATTTCCATTTACCGCAACTGTCTGTGTTGCAACATTTGAAAATTCAGCCATAATAAAAACCCCCTTATTTCATTTCTCCTATTGTTTTAGGCTTCTCTTCTTTTGAAGTTTTTACTCCCATTGAAACCATAGACTCTTTAAGCAATTCTGTATAATCTTTCTTTGCCATCTTATCTACTGTATCAGAAATTTCTGATACAGTTTTTAATTCGTAGATGCTAAGCTTATTAAAATCTATGCTTTTAATTGCTTCTATAAACTTATTTTTTAATTCTTCCATTTTAGAAACCTCCAGATAATTAAAATAAGGGCAAACATTATAGCCTGCCCTTTGATTATAAGTAATACTGCTTAGCAGACATAATCTTTCGAGTTTTCTTTCGAGTTAAACTCGATACTTAACTCGATTAAATTGAGTTAAATCAAGTTAAATTGAATTAAACCGAGTTAAACCAAGAATTAAACCGATTAAAATTGATTAAGATACTTGTTAATTATTCAGTTGTTTAGCATCCGCAACCTGTATTGCATCCGCATCCGTAAGCATATCCGTAAAGGTTGCTTGCCGGGAATGATGGTACTGGTGTAGGTCTTACAGCGTCGATTATCTGATTTGTCTGCGCTGCCATTGTTGTAGTCAGAAGTGCATTCTGTCTATCCTGTGAAGCAGCTCTGCGTAAATCATTGTTCTCTGCCTGTAATGTAGCTATCTTGTCATTAGTCAGGAAATCAAGGATGGCTCTCGTTCCTGCCTGCTGACTGTCAATAATATCTCTTGTATTATTGTTCATTGTGTTCTGCAAAGCACAGGTGTTAGTTGCCATATTGTAGTTTACGCCCTGAATGGCTTCTCTTGTCTCACAGCAACAGTTAGCAAGCTGTGACTGTAAAGCATTTGTATTCTGCATATTAGCGACTGTATCAGCGTTAATAGCCTGCTGGATGCCGTAGCCTGTCTGCATAATGTTTGTATTTATGCCATTAAAGCCTGTGAGCATACTGTTGTTCATAGCATAAAAGCCGTCGCAAAGTCCGTTGGAAATGCCATCTAACTTGCTGATAACCGCTGAATTATCGAAGCCTCTCTGAATGTCAGCCTGTGTCGCATATCCCTGTAATGCTCCACCATTACCGCCAAATCCGCCAAAGCCACCGCCCCAGCCACCAAATATTGCAAAGATTACAACAATGAACCAAAGCCATCCGCCATCTCCCCAGCCATTGTTATTACTGTTGCCATCAATATTTGCAACAAGTGGCACACTGGCACAATTTGAATTAAACATATTAGTTACCTCCATTAATTTATTCATAAAGATGTCACCCAGGTAATTTGCAAAGACATCTAATATGCTATTAATTATTAAATCTGCTTTTTATCTGATTAAATACATCATCTGCATTTAATCCTTTTTCCTTACATAAATTTCTAGCCATTTGTTCGATACCTTGCATATTACCCTGCTGTGCCATCTGCATAGTGTTTTTCATCATAGGATTGCTCATAAGCTGATTATTCCCCATCATCTGCTGTATGAACTGTTGCGGACCAGCTTTCATCATCTGAAAAATGTTAATTGGGTTCATTCTTCATCACCGCCTTTACTTTGTGTTCTTGAAGATTTTCTTTGTGTTCCTAAAGATTTATCAAATCTATCTTCTAACTGCCCTATCTTCTCTGATAACTCTTCAAACTTATTCATAAACAGCTCTGTGCTTTCGTCTGATAGGGTAAATTTAGCGTTTTCTGTATTAGCCATAGGATTTACTGTCTGATTATCTTTAGGGGCTGTATAAGGCTTATACACAATTGTCTTAATTGTTCCGTCGGCATTCCAACCCTTAACATATATCTCCGACATATCCTGCTTCGGGAAAAATGCCATTGAGCCATCCATAGGGACCTCGTTAGCGTTGATATTTTCAACTGCCTGTACTATTCTTCCGTTAATGCCTGCTATCTGCTGTGGCATAGGTTGTTGATTCATCTGCATAGGCTGTTGTTGTAAGCTCTGCTGATAATTTTGCAAAAAGTTCATTCTATCCGCATATGGATTCTGCATAGGCATATAATTATTATTCATCATAGGTGTTGTCTGATAAGGATTGTTTATCATCTTTTACCTCCTCCAAGACTTCTTCAATTGCGTGGATAACGAGAGATAATGTCACTAAGTCAAGTTTCTGTAATTCTTCTTTGCTTAAGATTTTTTCTCTAATTTCATCCGAAAACATTCACACTACCTCTCTTTCAACTATATTTTTGCATAAAAAAAGACGGATTAACCGCCATAAATTAGACAGTTATCCGCCATTTTAAAGTAAAAAAATAACGCCCTTACGGCGTTTACAAACATTCTTTGATTACTTCTGTGATTACCTTTTGATTTTATAAGAAAAATGATGATATCCAAAAAGCTCCTTTCATTCAGTATTTATGCGGCTTTTCGGCATATCACCATTTAATAAAACTAGCAGGGGATGAGAGAATCGAACTCCCACCAAAGGTTTTGGAGACCCCTATCATACCATTTGACCAATCCCCTATCTTTAAGGAGAAGGATTGTTCCTTCAAAACTGCATATTAAATATATCATATCGTATCTGTCTTTACAAATACTTTTTCATCCGATTACTCTTAAGAATAACTCTCTTTGTTCTATCCAAACCGTCTTAACCTTTTCTCTTGGTTAAGCCCTCGACCTATTAGTACAGATCAGC